GCTAATAACTCAGTAACAGTACCATCTCCTGAATTTGAGGTCCAAATATTAGTGCCATCGAAACATATGAACTGAGGAGCACTACCAACAGTAATAGGCTCGGAAGTTGTAAGAACGTAATTGAATCCGAGTAAGGTATCTCCACCAAGAACCGCAACGAACATCCCGGTTTGAATGTTAGAATTAGTGTTCGCATCTGTCGCGCGAGTAAGAACGTAATCATGCGAACCATCACCAGCTACTGTAACAGTGTAGATACCATTATAAGGAGCATTTCCACCTGTTTCATTGGAAACTAGAATTCTTTGTCCAGGTGATACAAGATGACCATCAACAGTTAGTGCGCCAAAAGAAGTACCTGTAAGAGTCGCACCTACACCTAGTACACCGTTAAAGTATGTGTACGCAGGAAGAGCCGCGGCAGTAGCATAATCAACTGGAGCGTGTACACTAAGACCAACCGCAACAGAGTCAACATATTCTTTGTCTACAAGGTCTAGTGCTGAGAAATTACCTAACTGAGAACTAGGGTAAGATATTAAAGCACCATCTGCAATACTGTGTGAAGAGAAGGTAGCTAGCTTTGAAGTCGCAATATCTGCTGCAACGTTAATAAGCGCATCAGATATGGAACCAGCTTCTCCCTGCTCATTTAAGTCAATATAAGTTTTTGCCATTAGAGTTTCTCCATAAATTTTAATTTAAGATAACTTACTTATTTAAAACTCTTTTCTAGGCTGTACGTTATGACGTAATACGATATGAAGCGAGTAATACTCCCGCTACTTCAGGAGCAGTCGTTGTTGTAATAGTAGTAGATGAAATTGTGTAATCATTACCGATACCACTTCTTTGAAGAACACCATTGAGCCAGAAATAAACACTTCCTGCATCAGGAGTACTCGGTAAAGTAAAAGTAACATTTGACCCATCGATTACCCCAAAAGGAGTAATTTGATCTACAAACGTAATTGCAGAAGGGGCTGCTTGCCAATCAGCGGTAGTACCGGAAGTAGCTACTAAAGTTTCTCCGACAGTAGGTGTTCCTGTAATAAGTATACCATTAATAGCTTCCGCTTCGCTAGCTGTTCCAATTAAAGTAGCTGTAATAGTTCCAGCAGCAAAGTTTCCAGAAGAATCCCTTTCAACAATAGCATTTGGAACATCTGTACTAGTTCCTCGTTTAACAATGGCAGACATAATTAATAGCTCCAGAGTCTATAATTACCGGGAGTTCCGGTTGCTTTTATCCAGATACCTGGTTGACCTCTCCAATCCATTGAGATAGCTTCCTCAGGCAATACTGTACCATGAAGATGAGTGCCATCAAAACTAAATTGAACAATTTGTGAAGGGTCATCATTAGTTACACTAATGCTAACGCTAGTAAACCCAAACACGTAGTGAGTGTAAGTTCCAGTTAGAGCACCTGCAGATTGATCTATGTAGAAAGAATTAGATGAAGGAGGTGTTGATCCACCTCCGCCACCACCACCTGATGTAGCTACAACACCACTATTATCAATCTGAATCGGAATTATATCTCCATCAGGAGCACGTCCATAAATTACCGATATAGCTTTATCATTAGTAGTTAGTACGCTTACATCAGGATATGAGGTTTGAAGATTATATGTCATAAGTCGAGGTGCCCCTTACTTGTTTTTTGGGAGAAGAGATGTTTCAGTTATAGCTAAGGCGTTATGCGTTTTAGAATCTTCATCACTAATGAGAGTTACTACAGGCAAATCAACATCCTTAGGCCAGGGATAACTTTCTTTTAACGATTTAGAAGCTGAAATAGGGCTAGTCAGCTGATCCTGTCGTACAATTCCTGCAGCTACTTCAGTAATAGTTGTAGCTGACGTCATAGGCTGCTTAGGTGCTTCAACGCTCTTTGTATCGCAAGGTAGTGCCGAATTTTCAACGATCATCCAGCCCATCTTAATAGATCTACCTAAAGATCCACTTAAACGAGATTTAACAGCTTCTGCGGAATCAACTAAATCCAAAGGTAAATACTGATCCTTCTGTAATCGTACTGGACGTAAAGATTTGCCTTCAGCTGACTTAATAAAAAGATCCGTCAGAATAAGTCCTTCAAGACCACTTTGTACGACACATTTATACTTTTCTTTGCTTAAATCCATTTTATTTCTCCTTGCTTTCCTACATCTCTTTAAAACGACCTACACTATAAAATAATAATTCTACGGGTCATTACGATAACTACGTAAATTGTACTAGCCTACAAAGCCGACTAGCGGGCGATCTTATTTAGAACGATGATAGTGCTGCTCGTACCCACGTATTAGTTGCTACACAGATGTAAAGATAGGTTGCGTCGAAGTCTACTTGTCCAAGAGTTCCAGGTGACGTTGACGTAGGTGCAGTACCGCCAATACCATCGGAATACTTCGTTACGGAATTACCTCCGTTATTTGTTACCCAAACATTGGCACCATCGTAGGCAACAAAAGATGGATAAGTGCCATGTTCATAGGTGGTTCCTACTAGTGCCCCTGACGAAGCTAGAATCCATGATATGCTAGTGGATCCGGCATAACCAACTACCCATATATAAGTTCCATCATAGCACATCCCAAGAACACCATTAGGACCTGCACTAAATGGAGAACCAATAGCAGGAGTCCCATTAGAGGCTAGAAGTTTACTTAGGGTAGAATCAAGAGTATTCCCAACCCAGATGTAAGTTCCATCGAATCCTCTTACGTCATCTAGCACAATAGGATTGTTGATTAAGCTAGTTATAACTTTAGGAATTAAAGCCATTTTAGTTCTCCGAGAAAATTAAATTAAACGCATTTTAAGTTACGGCGTCCCGTTACTTTTTACGTAGATATAAGATAAATTTCGTAACATACATCCACGAAGCGATTAATGGACAACAATGTATTTACGAACGAAATTTGATATACAAACAAATAGGGGAGTTGGGAGATTTACTTCCCAACTCCCCCGTTTGAGGTAATCTTTGGTTAAGCCAACGACTAAGCTTAAGAAACTGTGATCTGTACAATACCCTTCGCGAAACGAATCACGAAGCCCACGTCTTCCCAGATCGCAAATACATCTGCGAACTTGTTGGAATCCTTTAGGGTTTCGACGGATAGATCCGTACGAACGGCTAGTACACCAAGGTAATCTGCCGGAGCGAGGACGTACACCTGAGCGGAAGGGACGATAATGTCCTCGAGAACTTCTACACCCCAAATATTTCCAACGCGGCCAGCCTTAAGAGCCTGATCCTGGAAATTAGGTGCGAAGATACCAGCACCACCTGCAGAACCGATAACCGTATTGAACAACATAAGGTCGGCGGAGCGTAGAGGGTTCAAGAAAATCTTGCTGCAAGGGACTAGCTTAGAACGAAGCGTAACGATTGCATTGACAAGAGTTTCCTGAGACAACTTACCCGACGTATCGGTAAGAAGTGATGGATTACTTGAAGCCGCAGAAGTGCCCGCTAGGGACGCTACATTCGGCTGATTTGTTAGACTTGCGGCATATTGCAACAGATTAAAACCTCTAGAATCTTCCTGGAGCTGGATAGACGCTTTAGCGCGTTCCTGTGCCCGATTCAGAATGTCGAACTTACGGAAATTCGATTCATTCCAACGAACTAAGGGGCGAACAGTAATAGGCGAAGTTTCAACGCGAATACGATCTGACTTAACTTCTAGTTGCTGCGGCAAGCCTTCTACCGAAATACTAGCTGCTGGAACGTCCAGATCTGCGTCGAATACGGCTTCCTCACCCATTGCGAGCTTATACGTCTGATACAACTGGCGAATCCGACCCTCAAACAGCAAGTCTCTCTTTAGCGGCGAGAGCATCTGCTGAGCGATTGTCTGACGCCCACCAGGAGAATTCATGAGACGAGTAAGTCTTTCCTCAACCTGCGAAGCAGTAAGGTTAAGACCAAAAATCTGCTCATCTGCAGGAACTGCATTCATGTCACTCATTTGCATTTCTCCTAATATGTTTTACTATTTAACTTACGCGTTAAGTAGCTTGATTTGTAGCAGCGTTACGGGCGAAGAGCCTGTTACTGCCATAACTGTACCAACTGCCGCGACTGTAGCCGAGGGCGGATTAGCGACTCCGTCTCTGATTAGTCCCGATGAATCGACAGTGACTAGAGCATTCAGCGTGTACGTATCGGTAGGATTGTAAGGGTAAACTGTTCCCGTAGGCGCAGCGTACGTATCCCCTGCTAGAGCGAACTCCCCACCATTTACGAACGCGCCAACTAGACCACCGCGATCGAAATTAGTATAGTCATAACCTGCACCAGCTGTTAAACCATTGGCACCCTGTAAAGGGAACATAAGGTTGCTATCAGACGCGAGACCGAGAGGTTTCCATCCCGACGTGCCTGAAAAGGGCCGAACATGCTGGGAGTCAGGGTATAGCTCGAGAGGCTGACCGGCGATAATGGTTGCGCCACTAGCAACGGTGTAACCGGCATCTCGATTGACTTCCTTAATAACTTGAATAGCCATCTTGTTTTTCTCCTATTTGAATGTAACTTAGATTTACGATTCTTTTACTTTTACTTTACTTTGCGTTCCCAAGCAATCTATCTTGGGTAGCTATTACCTTATCAGCCGCTTTGCAAACCCTAAATTGTAGATGGGTTAGCGTCCCTTCTGGGAGCCCATTGAATCACAGATTCCTTTGAGCCAATCAGATTCCGAACCACCTGAATAAGGAAGGTTATTTAGTCTGTATGACGCAGTAGTATTTGTCCCAGCGGGTTTTGCGATCCTCTCAATAGATTCTGCGAACGCCTTTAACGAAGATGAATCCATCTTGAGTAACAGCGCGTGCTGGCGATCAGCGGCTAGCTTGAAAGCTTGGGCACGTGCATCAAACAACGGCGTACCATCTGTTGTTAACTTCTGAACATCGGTTTCATCGGCGGATACAAGTCTCTTGTCAATCATAGTAGAGACAACTTGCTTACAGAACTCCGCCTTTGCACGCATAGATTTTTCAGCGCGAAGAGTAGATAACTCAGCCTCAAGCTGTAGTTCCCGGTCAGATTTCTCTGCCTTGACTTCAACCTTTGGCTCTAAAGTAGTTAGATGTACTTGGATAGGCTCTTTTTCCATCTCTTTAACTTCTTCCTTCTCATGCTTTGCAAGCTCAGTAACATCTTTCTTAGCATGTTCAGCAAGAGCTACATCCTTTTTCTCGGCGTCAAGTTTAGGATCGGTAGAAGCTTCCTTCTCTTCTTTCTTAGGAGCTTCTTCTTTAGGAGCAGCTTTTTCAGCTTTAGCCTCTTCTTTGGCTTCAGCTTTAGCAGCTTTTTCCTCTTCCTTCTCCGCCTTCTCTTCTTCCTTTTTAGCAGCAGCCTCTTCCTTCTCGGCTACCTTTGCATCGGCTTCCATTTGTTTTTCCATGGCAGCCTGAAATTTTTCAAGAGCTTTGCACATAGCTTCCATAGGCTTCTTCAGTTTATCCGCAGGAGTCATAGCCTCAAGCATCTTTTCGATATGCTCTAGCTTTTCTTCATCGGACATATCTTCAGGAGCTTTATGTTCGGGCTTATGTTCAGCAGGAGCTTTATGCTCTTCTTTAGGAGCTTTATGCTCTTCTTTAGGAGCTTCAGGAGCCTTATGTTCCTTCTTTGGAGCCATATCCTTAGGCATATCCATAGGAGGCTTCATATCCATTGGAGCTTCCATCTTAGGAGCCGCTTCTGCCATAGGAGCAGCAGCTTCAACTTTATGACTCATACACTCACAGGTTGGAGGGCACATCTTAGAACACTTCATGGCACACATACACGCACCAGATTTATCTTCATGAGATTCCTCATGAGAATGACTCATACCATCTGTACCATCAAGTCCTTCCATAGGGCCAGCTTTAACTTCAAGGGTACCTTCCTCTGAAGCTTTCTTACCCTTACCAACGGGCTTGTACTGATCCTTACCAATAGACTTCTGTGAAGGCCACTCTTTACCGGAACCTGCGCCAGGAGCGGCAGGGAATCCCCCACCATCCATATCTTTGCCCTCTTCTAACTTTTTGATATGTGACGGAGCATGAGGAGCCTGAAGCTTATACTGATCTTTACCTACAGCACCAGCAGCTTCTTTAGTTAGTACAGTTGCGTCTAAAATAGAGGCAACTTTTTCAACGCCGTCAGCAGCCAGGCGGGATAGGAGATAATTACCGTACTCCCATGATGCTGCGTACGTAGCGCGAGTTGGGAGCATGTCCCCCCAAATTTTGTCAAGAGTTGCCTTTAATACAGGTAGACCCTTATCTGTTACAACCCAATAGGATTCCTTTATGGAAGGCTTAGAAACAAAGATTGCGCGATACTCAGCTTTCTTATCGTGCTCTTTTTCTGCCTTATCAGCAGCTTTCTCTTTAGCCTCTTCCTTCGCTTCAGCTTTAGCTTCGGCCTTGTCTTCCTTCTTGTCCTTAGCTTCCTCTTTATCAGCAGACTTAGAATCAGCTTCGACTTTAACTTCAGCTTTAGCTACAACTTCAACTACAGGAACTGCAGCAGCCTCGTGATGCTTCTCCTTATTAGCAGGAGTTTTATCTTCAGCTTTTTCGGCTTCAGATTCGTCCTTTTTCTTAGGAGCCATGTCAGGCTTTACCTTATCCTCTTTATAACCATCTGGTTCAGCTTTCTCTGCTTTGGCTTCCATCTTAGGAGTCTCCTCAGCTTTAATCTCGGCTTTCTTGGCACGAGTTGTAATAAAATCTACTAGATCGAGATACTCAAATGCAGAGAGCTTCTCACTTAAAATCTTTTTTAACGTATTTTCAGCAGCAGCTTCAACCTTAGGCTCGGTCTTAACTTCAACAGGGACTATAATAGGTGCGGCTACAGCTTCTGGCGTTGCAACAGGGGCTTGTAAATCGGCTTTCTTGGGAATCATTTTGAGTAAATCCTCCAACTCGTTGGTTAGGTGAGCAGGTACCTCTTTCTTATCAGAAGCAAACTTCTGAATCTCATCTTTAAGCTGTGAGATTACCTGAACGATCTTAGCATTGCTCCAGGCTGGAACATTTACGACAGACAGTTCCGTAAAATTAAGTCCCTGGTTAATTGCGTAGGCCTGAGTTCGATTTCCTTTCTTAATATTAAAATCAGGAAGATCAATCTCAGCTAAATAGTCTCTTAATAGTCCCCTACCAAGATGAATACACTTCTCATCTTGGTCTGAGTGGATTGTATGACCGCAAATAGAACAAGTAGATGTCATAACAGAACAACCCATACTAACTGAATCTAAAATTGCTGTAGACAATTGACGAGCTAACTCAGGGTTAGCAATAGCATCAATCTTACATAAACATTCAATGTACTTCTCTCCAGAGTCAGGATCAACTACAGGATAAGCGTCAAGTACCTTTCCAATAGCATTGCGAGGATCACTAGACGCATGATTTAAAAACATACTCCGACCAACGAAGGTCGAATGTGATTTTAAAAGCTGTGACCAAGGAAAGAAGTCGCCATTACCATTAGGTTCGTCGCCGGCAATTGCTTTTGCGGCGAAGTAAAGAAATTCGTTTTTATCTGACGCGATCTTTTCAGAGTCGCGAGTATCAACAATAGTACGACCGGAGGCTACTGTATCTAAAGAACCTACTTTAGAAATTATGAGTGTTACTCCGACTTTGTTAATCATAGTTTATGATCGGTTGTTTGCTTGCTTTAATTCGTTAAAAAGTTTCAAAAAGTTGTCAAGTGTACTATAATAGTCATCTTTAAGATTTTTCTTATACTGATCGAAGCTACGGTCGCTCATTCCAGATATACGCGCATAATCTAATGCACGGCCCATTAGTTTCTGAGTAAAAATCTTAAGTAGCTCTTCCTCATTCTGAGCAATTAATGGCTTTTCTTTGTCATCCATATCTTTCCTTTTCGTTACAGGGGTAGAGACGTTCTTCTATATTAATAAGGCAAGGATTATAGTAATGGGCGATTGTAACCGACGGTCGAACCGAAATTAAGCATCTTTTAGATACTCAAGCCCTTCTTCTTCAGAATGAAAATTTCTAACCGAGCGCTCAGTGACGATTGCTTGCCACGTATCTAGACGTTCATTATATCTAGATTCTTTCCACTTACTTACACTAGGCTCAGGAAGTCTACCATCTTCACGTCCTGTATCAACTTTGCCAAGCTCTTTAGAAGGAGCTTCTTCATTCTTATCAGGCTTCTCCATCTTAGGAGTCTTTTCTTCCGGAACTTCTTTAGCCTTAGGAGCTTCAGGTTCTTTCTTCTTATCGTCAGCAGAAAGTTTATTTTGCATAGCTGAAATTAATTTGGCTGTGGCTTGATTAGTAACGTCACGTAAAAATTCTATTTCATCTACAGCAGAAGCTTCTGACTCTTCTAATTGGCCAGTAATATATTTACTATATAATTCGGCGTAAAGAGGATCATCGAAATTAATAGTAGGCCCATTAGGCGCCTTGTAGCCTTTAGTAGCAAACTCTGGAGCGCTTCCAGCTGCATCTGTAATCCAACGAGGAATTGCCATCATAATTAGTTGCCCTCTCCACACTTTAAAGTATTAACTTCCCTACAGACTGGACAAGCGATAGTAAGTTTAGATACTTTCGCTACCAGATCTACATCTTTACGCTTTATACTAATCATAGAATCGTCAGTTGTTTTGCAGAGCAACTTCCCGCACCTAATACACCGAACTAACTGATTCTCCTTAATAATTTTCTCTTTTAATAGTTCAAAGTCCTCTGCAGTGGAAGCTACCGTAAGAATTTTTTGAATATCGCCAGTTTTATTAATCATAATAATCCTTACTTTGCAGGTTCAGTCGGAGGAGTTGGAGGTGCAATAGGTACTTCAGGCATACCCGGTAGCTCAGGCATCACTTCGGCTTTAGGGCCTTCACCCATCCCTGCTCCACCCATTTCTTCGCCGATTCCAGCGCCTGGAGCTCTCTCACCTAAGTTACCTCCCCCACCGACGGGTTTAGAAACCATAGGTAATCTACCTTTACCCACTCCCTTATCAAAGACTGTACCCCTTTCTTTTTCAAGATTGAGAGACTCTGTGACGTAATCAAGATCAGGAAACTTACCAAATAAAGTCTGAGTACTAATAATACCATCTTTCCAAAAATCATAATAAAGCTTTCTTTCTACATCTCTTTCTTCGATATCTAAAGACTTATACCAAGAAATAGTAGGAAGAATATATTCTTTCTTTCCTCTAACAGTCTTATATAAATTGTTCTTTACTGCTAGAGGCATAAAGAAATGTCTTAGCATCCAATTTTCAAATTCGTCTCTGATAGTCTTATAGACCATCATTAACTTATGTAGAGACATTGTTTTAGCGTTACTAAAGCTAGGACCTTCTCCTAAGATTACATTCTTATTAACTCCAAGACCTACCATAATCTGGTCTTGAATGTAAGTATATTCATTCGTAATAGGGAAGAACGATTTACCGCTTGTACTCAAAGCATCGTACTTAACGATGGGGGGGAATACGAGCGAAAATGGAGGATTCTGAACAGCTAAGTTAATAGTGTTCTTAAACTTTTCAAGATCTGCTTCATTGGGCCAAATATCTTTAGCGGCGTCTCCAATCTGCCATAGTTCCACAGGATAAACGTATCTCTGGGCAAAAGACGATTGAGCCATGCGAATCCAATCTTGATAAATTAAAATCTTAAATAGTCTCTGAATAACAGGAGTACCTCGAGTAGCTGAAGGATCGGTAATACGTGCAATCATACTCACACGATCAGGATCTAGAGGAATCATACGATTATTCTTAACACTTTCCATAACTACATCTGGAATAGCTTTCTGTCTTTCTAAAGCTACCGGATCAACAGATCTAACTAGCTTTTTGAGCTCTTCAGTGGGTACCAACTCAAATCGAGGATTATCTTCGAATACTTCCTGACGAATTTCAATTAACTCAGGCTCTAACAAAATAAAACTATGCCACTTCCACATATTGTCTTTTTCATCATGAATCAAATTACCGAAAGGAATAGCTTCTCCGAACTTCCAGTAAGAAAGACTAGCACGCCTTAAAAAGGTATATAGATCAAAAGAAGGGCTAGAAGCTGCTTCTTTATAAAATTGAGTAACAGAAGGATCTGATGTAATAATATCAAACTTTGAAAGAGGATAGTCTGCGTGCATGTCAATGATACTGGATACATAAGGATCCAAGTTATAAAAGATTCTGCACCACTTGAGAATCTCTACGCGCGACTTAGGCAGTAGGAAAGATTCTGTGGTTAGTTCAGGACTATAGAAGAAAGAAGAGGTGTTAGAGGAAGGAAATGCTACGCCACCGAGGCCGCCTTGAGCCTCTCTAGTTATACCTCCAGAGGAGATACTTTTGGCGGAGACACCTGTCTTTACGATACGAGGTTCACTAACTTTTCGCTTACCCATATTTTATTGCTCCATAGCTGGCACTAGTTCTTGTGCTTTTAATTGGGCTGCTTCTAAAATACTTAATTGAGTAAGTAGATTTTGTCTACTGTATAGAAGAGCATCAATAACACCCTCAAGGGGCTTACTATTTAAAGTAATAGAGTCTATAGAAGTATGAATGTTACTGGTACCTTCTATAAGTACATCTAAAGCGTTAATGGCTGTCTTGAGCTGGTCGATTTCCTTGCTGTACATTTTTAGATTCCTGAATCATTTCGTTACCTTTCCGGAGGTAGTAATCACTAATACACTTCTTCATTGCCGGTGCACACCGATCGCACCACGCAAAACGTACTCCAGGTATATCAGATAGCTGTCCACAAACACCACAAGCTTCCGGAATAGGACGCTCTACTTTTATCTTCAAGGGGTATCCATCCCAAAAATGCGCTTACCATAATCGGACATACCTGGTCTAGCACTGTAAAGACCTCTATTTATTCCACTCATTGGTATTTTATACAGTGGTCGATTCATTCCCAGAGTCTCTGACTTATCTGCGGCCCACACAGCTAACATATCGGAAAAGACTCCATCATCATGACTGCCACTAGGAGCTCTAATCAAATCGTTAAGACCTACACCACTATGTCTTTCTAAAGAGCACCATTCATAAAAATGTTTTCTCATTATACGATGTTTTTCCATGGACTCAAAGGAAGGCATTTTAACTCTATCTGCCTGGAGTTCGAATTTAAAGTGGTGAGCCATCGCATTCTTGTAATTTTTATGAGAAGAAGGCTCCGTCTGCGCGAACATGATACCTGCGACAGCAATCTTATTATTCTTAAAAATTTCAACGGCAGTGATACCTACATTACTATAGTCAACGCAACCGAAGGCACAAGGAAATAATCCTCCAATAGGATTAACAATCTCTAGGACGTCTTTTAATTGTCCCAGAGTTTCGCCTCCTTGCCACTCAAAGCAACAAATTTTTTCTTTAATTCCAGTACCTGACTTTCTCCAAATAGAAAGAGAAGTAAAGTCCAAATCACTCTTACCTGGAATAATAGAACCTGAAGCTGTGTCAAGGCCGAAGAAGTAAGTTTCTCCTGTCTGAGGAGACTCCATGATTTTGTGAGTACCTAAAATCTTTTCTTGTTCTTCACTAGACAAGAAAGTATTTAAGTCGTCTACCCAAGTCATATTGTACTGAGTCTGGAATTCTAACTCCGTCATATCTCCGTCGTAGTGAAGTTCAGGATTATTTGGAAACATTTTCTGCTTGATAGACATAGGTACTCTATCCAAAACAGTAGAAGGGTATTTTTTACCTTCTATTTCTTTAAATCCAGATCTCAAAAGGAGAGGAGATTCTGTCCAGTTGTGTTGAAGAATCTTATATTTAGGATCACCATAACTTCTATAAAAGTGATTTTTATAGAGAGGGATTCCAATTTTAATTAACTTATAAATCTTTTTACTACCTAACATAGGTAGTATTCTCTGGGTCATAGCGATATCAGTAACTCTATGAGCCTCATCGACTGCTATTACATCGAAGTGCCAGCCTTCCTGTTGAGACGTTTCCGCAGCAGACAAGGCTAACATATACGAACCATTCTTAAACATTAATCTATGAGCAGTTGTTCTAACCCAGTCTACTTGTTCATGGAGTTTAGTTCCTGTTAGTAAAGTACGTGCTTCAGAAATAATACGTCCAGCCTGATCGGTACGAGGACCAAATATACCTATTTCAAGATTAGGGTTGTCTACAGCCATTTTAATAAGTCCCGCGCATACACCCCAAGTTTTACCCGAACCACGTGAGCCAATCACCACCATATATCTAGTATTAAGATCTGCAACAGCTTTCATGATATCATTCTGGTTACTAAAAACTTCAGCACTTAGAAAAGCTTTTGCCCAGAGTTTAGGATCGTTAGCTTGCATTACATAGTCTTTAGATCTCTTAGCAATCTCAGACCAGATTTGTTTTTGTAACTGATTATCCATTATGATTGCAGTTTAGGATGTTGCGATAAATAGTTATAGACATCTGTAGGAGTCATACACTTAACTTGATCTGAAGTAAAATCTGCGCCGAGATAATCTTCCAGTATAATAGCCGCTAGTTCGGAGCAAAAATAACCTTGTTGGCTAATAGGATTCTTAATCTTACGACCGGCTAAAGCAGCTATTTTAACAGCTAAGATACCTAAAGCTGCTCCCAAGCTATAAGGTATACCTACGTTATCAATAGCAAATTGAACAACCTTCATCTTTGTAGCTTCCGACACGGGGATAGTAAATTCCTTTACTATAACCTCTTGTGATTGAAATAAAGGAAGGCCGATAAAATTGACCCTTAAACCACTTGCTTGATAAACAAGATCTCTATCATAAGAGTCAGAATGAAAACGAATATACGAATGAGAAAAATTACTTCCATCTACGAGCATTATTGCCCAAGCAAAAAATGGGGGTGGAAGATATGATGTTATTGGACGAGAAAATCCAAAAACAATATTATCTACACTCATTGCTTGTAGATCTCCATAAGAATAGCGCACCAGAATTGATAACCTGCTGTATGAGTGAATTGAAATCTAAATTTATTTGTGTGAAGAGTAGCACTATAATTCAGCAGTTTAGCTGCTCTACCATCAGCGTCAAGACCTACCGAACCATCAATATATGACAGATTAACATTCTGAATAAAATTTTTAGATCCTCCATATACAGCGGGAATATCTGGAACAGCAATAACGTTTAAAAATACATCTGAAGTCGGCTGCGTATCCATACGAAGACATCCACCTGCCACACAAATATTATAAGGAGGTTCAATATCTAAAACCGTCTTAACACAATTTCCTTGTAATGAAGGATTCGTAATAAGAGTTCCTGAAGCATCGTAAAGACTAATTGTTGCATCGCCAACAGGATTTCCATTTAGATCATTATTAATTAGCCCACCTACTGTAGCCAACTGAACCTCTATCATGCGATAGTTAAAGTTCCAGCCAGTAGGGGCAACCTTTACACGACTTAATTGGGCTCCATCTGTATCTATCTGAGCAGTTGTTTGAATTATTGTAGGGGGTTGGGGTCCAGCAGGTGTAATAGTTGGAAGTGTTAGATCCATTGTTCCTGTAGGAATAGTAGAAGAAAAAGTCCATAACGCGTTAAGTTCCGCGAGTTTGTTTGCAATTTGTGCCTTAAGCCAATTCATATCTTGGTTAGCAGATGACGCGGTAAAGCTATCACTAAAGGTGATAGTACTATCAGGACTAGTGTAGTTGATTAGGATTCGAATTTGACTTCCAATATTTTCAGTTCCTATAATATTATATGTCCACATAAGATCTCCTAAATACCTACACCAGTCATCATTTGTCTAGTATTATCTTTCGTAAATGTAATAGCTGGAAAAAATGCGGCCGCGGAAACACAATACCCATTAGCCGTACCTGTAAATGTAGGGGTATAACTACCTGTAGCTCCAGGTAAATAATCAGCGTCCGCTGATTCATTGTTTGGATTTCCTTCACTAACAAAGGGAGCAGTAACTGCCGTAACCTGATTAACAACATTACACACTGCCACAACCACATCGCCTGAATTTGTTGTAGTTAAAGTAGGACCTGTAAGAGTAGTCGCAGCAGCACTTCCTAAAGTAACTACGCCTGAAACATCAATAGGATTGCTTAATGCCGCTCCTGAATATTCAAGGACGCCTCCCATAAATGGTGGCAAGAGACTTGTCGTTAGTTATCAGTTCACTACAAGTAGTATATAGTGGTTTAAGATTGTATGTCATAATTTAAGGAAGGTCAACAAACTGATCTTTACGACACTTAACACATGAAAGAAGATTAGTTAATTTAAAAGTAATTCCCGGGGGAGATTGTCTAACCCATACCTGACGAGTACTTTTATATTCATGAGAACAATTAACTTTTGATAATAAAGGAACTAAACTTGAAGGTAATACTGTTTCTAATATAGGAGATACTTTAAATCGAAAAAAATCTTTTATAGCTTTCCACATTTAGGTACCTCTATAAAAAGAGGAGACTACTTTCTTTAAAGAAAGAAAAGTAGTCATTAGGCTGCAGGTGTATCTGTTGGAGGTACTACTGGAGCAGGTGGAGGAGTAGACCCTTTAAGCTCTAGCAGAGCAGCTATAGCACCTTGGAGTTCAAGTCCTCGCTGTAAAAGCGCCCTTTTAACGTCTTCAAGTCTATTTAATTCTGCTTTAATCTTTTCAAGTTCTGCAGCTTTTAATGCATGTAGTTCGTCTAATGCTGACATAGTAATCTCCTAATCTTTACTTTTTAAATATCTCTGCAATCATGTTAAGGGAAGATACGACCCCGACCTGATCCATGAGAATATTTTTCTTCTTTTCTAGAGCAGCCATTTCTTCTTCTAGCTTTCTAGCTGTCTCCCAATCTTTCGACTTCATTAAGTCGTCCTGCAGCTGATGTATCTCTTGAATAGTGTTGTCTGCTTTCGCTTGCTGCGACTCGGGAAGCTTTACAGTCTTCAGAGCTGCAGCCCTTTCTTTCTCTAGCTTTTCAATAAGATTTTGAAACTTTTCAATACCTTGAGAAGTAGTTACAGGACCTTCTTGAGCTAAGTATCTAGAAAATAGATCATCAACTTGCATCATTTTCTGTGATACCGCTGCAGCTTGGGCCGCTTGTTCATCTTCACTCGGAAGACCTTTAAACATTTCCCACAATTCCTCTTCTTTAGCAGATACGGCCTGTGTCAGCTGAGTCAACTTAGATCTAATGCCATCTAATTCTGTTTGCATCTTGTGCTCATCTTCCAACAGCTTACGAAGTTCCTTAGAACCCTTAGCTATTTCTACAGGATCCTTGAAAGGATCTTCCGTGGACTTACGAGCAGATAGATGTGCAAATTCTTTAAACTTAGCTATAAGAGCAGCTTTATAAGCATCATCAGAGACGGAACCTCTTTTCATTTCCTTACGAATAGTTTCCATCTCTTCTTTACGCTTAGCTTGCTGTTTTTCTAACTGAGCTTTTGTATGCTCGTCATGAGTACCATCAATTTCACTTTGAGCATTTTCAACAATGGTCTCTAGCTCTAAGAGCTTGTCATGCTTCTCCCTAGACTTCTTCCAATTATCGTGAATTGTATGAACTTGTTTTCGAAGATCATTTCGAAAATTAACAAGCATATGATTATAAATTTCTTGCATCTCTTTAGTAGGAAGACCTGCTGGCCAATCATCTTTTAGCCAAGACAGTAATCCCGCTTCGACGTAGATGTTTGAATCAGCTAGAGCTTGAAGAAAAGGGTGCTGAGCAGAAGCATGTTCGGCCAATCCAGCGTCTTCAGATTCACCAAGATCTTCTTTAGCAATCTGACCCTCTTGTTCACCAGCAGCTTCCTCTTCCTTTTCAAGCTCTTCTTCTGTTTTCTCAACAATCTCGTCGACAGTCTTAGGAGCGTCAGCGGGAGCCTCTCGAGTATCGAACTCGGGCCCCATCGCTTTCTCTTTCTCGCGCTCTTGTTTCTTATGAGCCGACTCTCTTTCCTTAAGACCCCTGTATTCGCCAGGAGATACGAATACGCTAATACCTTCTTCTTCAGTAAGATGACTATGATCGCTCTTACCATCATTTAAAGTTATAACACCATTTTCATTCTTAACTACCTTACCTTTAACTTCCCCTTCATCAGATATATAAATGACATCTTGCCCTTCCTTTAAGTCTTTAGCAGGAATAGCTGATACCTTTTCAATTTGATTCTTCAAAGAAGACGTCGCAGGTACTTCCGCAGGAGCTGGAGCAGATGTTGCAGCTCCTTCACCTTCTGCAGGACCTTCATTCATTAAGTCTTCCAACGAAATAGAGGGGGCTGGTTCTAATTTTTCTTCCTCGGATTCAGGTGCTTCTCCCCCTTTAGGCTCTTTTAGGAGCTCTTTCTTTGCACCTTCCCCGACATTTTTTGTATTTTTCCAAAAATCCTCGAGATCCTCTCTGGACTCAAAAAAGATATTTTGAATTACGGCTTTTCCAGAAGTCTTAGTCCATTTAGCTGTAACGCTATCGTATTGTAATCCATACTGATTAGCGTCGGGTGTTAGACTGCTGCAAATCTGATTAAAATCTTTAAAAGATATTTCCTCTAAAATAAGGGTAGGGGTAGCATTTCCTACACGTGTTATAGTAGCTGCGTTCCTTAAAATGTCCCCTTCTAAAGTATAGGCCCTAGACCAAAATGAAATTGTGTAGTTATCAGTACCACAATGAGTTCTAGAGTCGGTAGAAAACGAAGAAGTAGGGTTACCTAAAGGATTTTCAGTAGCTACTTTAAATTTGCGTAGAGCTACTTTTAGAAATTCGTCACTAAATTTAACTTTGATTTGATTTTTAGAACTAACTAAATCCCATCCTGGAACAAAAGAAGACATGGTATGACTATCAAAAGTTTTAGTAACTTCTTCAGGGGTAGCAAATGACTGTACACCCTTGAAAAAATCTTCTGTCTGAGCTGCAGCTATATCAGGGCTAACTGAGTGTAGCGCGTCAATTTTATGGAGCTGTGTTTCCATCCCATCAAATAACCGCTGAGCCTCCTCAATACTCTTGCACTGTTTAGAGAAAACGCTGCGACCTTGTGAATCGCCTTTCCAAAAAGCCCCTACTTCACACTTTAAAGGAGGCTCTTGTTCATCACTGCTCTTATCCTGAGATGCGTCCATAAAAAGAACTAGTGGACGAGCTTCTTTATTAGCAGCTTGTAAGTCAGGTACCTGAAAAGTAGTCTCGTGATGTTCGCCTTTATAACTCTTGTACTCTGCGTCAGCTTCCTTAGCAATATCTTCTCCAGCTACGTGCTTAAGCCATTCGGGGACAAGATCACCTTGAGTAATGAAATCTTTTGACATGGTAAAATTCTCCTCGAATTACTGGTTGCGTGGCTTATAGTCAGCTGCATCATCCTTAGCAACATTTCTAACTTTTTTAAAAGTCCAATGAGGATCAGAATCTTTTTGAGTACTTAACTGATCATCAGACTTAGAGGTAAGTTCCCATCGATCATCATCTAATTCAATTATATCGCCAACGTTAAGAGACTTAGGAAGAGTTTCTCTGTTAACTCGAAGAGTATCCGGAGGTAATACTGTTGAACCGATACCTCCGTCAGCTTTCTTTGTAACCGGAACAACTGCATCAGAAGTCATATACGCCGGAACAGATGTACTCTTAATTTCGCGATCAATACTTTTTGCACTCTTTAACAGCGCCGTGATCTGTTCGAAGGTAGGTAATTTCATACCATCCCCTGAAACAAAAACTTCTAGAGGAACCATCTTATAATCTTTACCATCCATCATTTCTGCTTCGAGACACACTTTACCTGCACGAGTTTCAAGATCATATTCCGTAGAAATATGTTTGAGCTTTAATGCGGCAGCCTTTGACTTAAGAGAATCGGTTAAGCTAACCATAGCTCTCTGAGAGATGCGATCTTTTAGATCATCTAAAGACTTCTTATGAGCTTCCAGTGCGAATCGAGTACCTTCAAAAGTTTTATAACTTGTTGCTAGAGGAGACTCTTCAGGGGTCTTAGGAGATTCCGTAGTCCACGCCTTAACCTTATAAATTTCTTCGTCTCTAGAAATCTTATCTACAATAGTAGGTTCTTTAAAAGTTCCTTTAAAATTAACAGTGGCAGGCCAACCCTGGGCTTCATCAGAAAACATATCCTTTAGTAAAGCTTCTTTATTAACACACTCGGTATACTCACTCTTAGAAACAGCCCCAATAGGACTAATATCCCCGTAGGCAGCACTATGGTAAATTTTTAGATACTTACTACCATCATTAACTACTTTAAAATCTTCTAGAGATGCCTTTACATTAGAAGACTTAGCTTCAGAGATAGACGCCTCAACAGCTGGGGCCGCTTTTAGCTCAGTGTCTAAAACTTTGTCGTTAATTACTAAATCGTTATCTATAAGAGCGACCGATAAATCTGCTTTCTTGATTTGTCGCCCATCTGTAAAAGTGGCGACAACTTTTAACTTGCCCGAGTAAAGAAGAGCACTAGATTTAGTATCTTCTTTAGCGACAAGATCTGTCAGAGTGGAGGCGACAATCTTAATGCCCTCAGCACGCTTCTTTTGTAACTTGGCTATAACTAGCTTCTCAGCCTTGTTACAAAAGTCCTTCTGGGCGAGTTCTTTCTTGAACTCCGCATTGGTTTCCGAGAAGTTGGTCGGCCGAAAAAGTCTCTGTTTGTCATCATTATGTGCCATTGTTAAGCCCTCTTATACTAATTAAAATTACTAAAGCGTACGACTGTCTATTTAAAAACAACAGGATAATAGATCCTCATACGTTTCCGCAAGTATATACCCATTGTCGCCAAAAAGATTTTGTATTAATGATGTATGGATTTAAAATCATTTTACAAAACCAACAAACAAAAGTTAATCTACGACCTAAAAGATATCCCTGTCGACATTCTTAGATTTCGTAAATCTCATCGGAGACTTACTTCCATCGAAAGGATGGTATCAGCCTTTCTACAAGATTGCGTCCGTTACGAAATTATACAAGGGTGCTCTACCCAAGAAATCATTAAAATAGGGAAGACAGGAAATTTCATTATAGTTGATTTTTATATTAAAGAACCTTCTCTGGTTATTGAAGTAGATGGTCCTGAACATAACGTGATGCGCGATGAAAAAAGAGACAAGGCTCTTTTCAAGTTGTTCGGAATAAAAGTTATTCGCGTGACAAATAAAGATGTGGAAGAAAATAATAAAAAGACGCGAGAATTTTTACTCAGAGAAATTTTATCTGCAAAAGACTTTTCCTCGAGACAAATTGCATCAGCTATTAAAAAATATTGGATTACTAAAGATAGCGAGCGAAATTCTCTATGAGTTATTCAGCAGCAGATCCTCATGAGGAAAAACTTTGTTGTGTGGTACAATCCATTGGGAAACTTTATGGAAAAAATATTTGCAAACAATGTTTAAAAAATATTATTAATAAAAAAGGAGTTAATGAAAATACATTCCCAGATATTTTAGCATTACTAAACGCATTCACGCTACATGGTAAAACTTAAAAAAGATAGCGCTCAAAAATTATTAGATGGTGTATGCCATTTAACAGGTCATAGACTTTTTCCACAGAAAGATGTTTGTGAAAGATGTCGTAGGCCCCTGATATACTATGCTATTAGTCTCAATAATAACTATGTAAAGACAGAAGCACAGGTGCTTAAGACATCAAAATTAATTATTGAATTAAATGTATACCAAGGAGACAGAGTAGAGATAACTGCTCTATCTCGACGAGGCACGAAGTACCGTAAATTCCATAAAAAACTTAAAATAAGAAAGCCTCGTCGTACTCTAGTCTTTAAGTTTTAGGCACCATTATCAAGAACAACTTATAGGTTTATTTATTAAATAATCCATGAAATGTTCTTAGTGTATTATAAAAGTGATTAATAAATTTCGAGATATTGTAGTTCATCGTATTACCCAATCTGACTATATAGCCCCTCTTTGCTGCGTCCTCAATAAAATGGACGTCTATCCTGAAGGATTTATTTGTGGGGAACATCTAGGGGAAATGTACGAGACGTTCGAAAATCAAGAATCATACTTCAAACATTGGGATCTTACAACATGGTTAAGCGATCCTTTTAATAAATTAGGTGAACCATGTCCGACCTCTGCTGCGTCCTCAATCCCTCCAATAAATGCTTCTCCTGTAAGCAGCCCGTCTGCGACTTCCATTACTGGGCAGAAGAAGGACACTTCCTCTGGGAAATAACCTGGAGTGCTACCAAACTGAAGTGTCTCAAAACAAACGAAAGCTGTTACACTACAGTTAACTCGTATTTACTATACGAATAACCTGATTAGCTGTATAAATTAATATCATTGTAAGGAGTATATAATGTTCGTCCCCGAAAATTTTTCTCTCGAAATTTTTAAGAAGCGTTACGCGTTCACTGAAGAAGAGACATGGGTAGAAGCTTGTAGCAGAGTCGCCCGTCAAATGAGTTTGGCGGAAGTACCTGAAAAACAAAAAGCTTACTATGATAAATTTTTAGAAGTGCTACAAGCTAACTTGTTTGTACCGGGGGGAAGAATTTGGTATAACTCGGGGAGAAATAGCCCTCAACTTCTTAATTGTTTTGTGCTAGATCCTAACAAAGATTCTAAAGAAGGGTGGGGTAAGTCAGCCTACAACATGATAGTAACTTCTATGACCGGAGGAGGTTGTGGAGATGACTTTTCAGATATTCGTCCTAAAGGGGCGGCTATTGAAGGACAAAAGGGCGTAGCCCCTGGTTCTGTAGAGCTTATGAGACTCATTGACGGATGTGCTAAGCCCGTTAAAGCAGGGGGTCAACGAAGAGTTGCTTTAATGTTTAGTCTCGATCTTGATCACCCTGATGTAGAAGAATTTTTAAATGCTAAATTAGTTAAGGGGGAACTTACTCACGCAAATGTATCTGTTCGTAGTAAGAGGACAAAAGAATTTATTAAAGCTGTTAAGAATGATGGTGACTGGGATCTTAGTTGGAAAGGTAAATATAAAAAGACTGTAAAGGCTAAAGAAATTTGGCAAACTATTGTACGTAATGCTTATAACTCTGCAGAACCAGGCTTCTTAAATTGGGAGTTGGTTGAAAGTGAGAGTAACATTAGCTACATTGAGCCCTTAACTACAACTAACCCTTGTGGAGAGATTGCTTTATCCGCTTACGATTGTTGCTGCTTAGGACACATAGTTCTCCCTAGATTTGTTTCTAATGGCGAAGTAGACTGGTCAGCTATAGGTAATACCATTAGAACGTCCGTAAGATTTTTAGATAATGTTTTAACAGTTAATCATTATCCCTTAAATGAAATGAAAACTAAATCACATAATCTACGACGGATTGGTTTAGGTACTACAGGATTAGCCGACATGTTAGCTACTCTAGGCTACAAGTACGGCTCTAAAGAAGGGAATCAATTCGTTGATAAACTTTTTAGATTTATTTCTAAAGCTGCCTACGAAGCGTCTATTATGTTAGCTGTCGAAAAAGGGCCATTTCCTATGTGTATCCCTTCCAAACATGTGGAATCAGGCTTCATGAAAAGAATGCCTGAGAAAATTAAATCTCTAGTTCTTGAGCAAGGCATTCGTAACTGCGCCATCTTAACACAAGCTCCTACAGGAACAGTTTCTATTCTATCAGGGAACTGCTCTAGTGGAATTGAACCAATGTTTGCTCCTGCGTACGAAAGACGTTATTGGGATGGAGACTCAAGAAAAATGGAATTAGTTTTTCATCCCTTATTCGAACAATTTATGGCTGAAGGTAAAAGCGTAGATCATTTTGTAGGATCTAGAGACATTTCTGTAGAAAATCATATGGAAGTTCAAAAGATTATCCAGAAGCATGTCGACAACGCTGTATCAAAAACAATCAACATCCCTGAAGATTATCCTATGGAAGATGTTGAAAAGTTGTGGCTGCAATATCTTCCCTTCTTAAAAGGTACTACATTTTATAGAGAGAATACGAGAGGATATATTGGAGAAGGAGGAGTTGTTGAGGAGCCTCCATTAAAAGCTATTTCATTAAAAGAGGCTAAGGCAAGATTTGCAGAGAAGCATTCTACTGAAAATAAAACTGTAAATGATTGCCCTAAAGGCGTTTGTGAAATTTAAATCATTTAAAGTACCCTGTTGCGACGCTAAGCCTTTCGCCAAATGTAACGTTTGTAATAAAATTGTTTGTAAACGTTGTATGCGAAAGGAGCACATGAAGATGGAGCACGATCAGCAAATTTGTACTGTTAGAAATTTTGTCGCGGGATGGGATCCTGTTATACTTCCAGATGAGCGAGATTAAACTTTGTTGTCTAATAGATCCCATGAGTTTAGAAACAGGGATTATGAAATTATTTGATATCGAAAAATTCGGAAGGCCTACTATTTGTAAAAAATGCTACGACGACTTGATTGACGGAATCCCTGAAGCTATAAGAGGCACTAGCACAAAAGGTGTATGGGAAGCGATTATTGAACATGTACATTTTAAAATTAAGCAAGAGCATTTACAAAAATGACTGAAACTACTACATTTAATTTGTGCTGTGCTCTTAACGCAGCTACAGAATGTGTCTTTTGTAGAGCAAGATTTTGTAGCATATGTAGATACGACCCTAATCATTCAATAGAAGCTTTTGTTACTCTTCCCTATAAAACTAGGGCTAAGGTTCAGGTAAGATGTAAAAATACAGATAGACTATGTATGCTAGTACCTTTAATGAGATGATTAGACTTTGTTGTACCTTAGATAGTAGAATTTCTTGTACCTCTTGTAATGAAGTATGGTGCTCCACATGCTGGAAATCGCTAGGAGTATTAGATCATAAGCCCTCTGTAACTAGGGGACAAGATATGAGTCATACGGACACCTGGCATTGTAATATTTCAAATGAATATGTATGCTTTGATTTTAAATCGCAAGACGAGGTAATATTTAGAGTTTGTCCCCACAGATCTTAACAATTAATTTGTATTATTTGTATGGCTCGAATTCATCACCCTTCTAGTCTATGCTGTCTTCTAAATCCCCATGGTAGATGTTCTGCCTGCACGCTCAAACTATGTCAGGACTGCTTTTCAGATCACCTCGAAAAGAACGATTGCGAAGTACAATTAAAATTTAGTAGTAAGCACGACGAGGGTCCTTATACTTTTCATACCTCTATGAAATGTTCTCTTCTCGGAAAGCCCGCCATCTACGTCGAAGTAGATACTGATTTAAATCTATAATGGATCCTAAACTTTGTTGTATGCTCCATGCATTATTCATGTGTGATGCATGTGGAGAAAAATGGTGTTCAGTCCATTATAAAGAATTTGATGATCTACACCCTGCAATTATGTACTATGAAGGAGTAATCTGGTCTGTGGCGTGTAAAAAAACACATATTAGGGTAGAGCTTCAAGAAAATAATGGATTAGCCGGTGAAGGGCACTACGTAATTCCATGAGTAATCTATGTTGTGTACTAAATCCTTATAAATGTAATGCATGTAACACTTTCTTAACATTAAATGGGAAAATTCAAGAAGGTTCTCTTTGCAGTGCACATTATGTACCTGTACAAGGTACTATGTGTGAACAACATTATTACAAATCTTTAAGAAGAGCTTTTCGAAGATCTAAAAAATGAACAATCTCTGCTGTGTCCTAGATCCATGGTTAATATGTAAAAATTGTGATTGGAGATCTTGTTATAAATGTAGTTATGCAGACGTAAAAGATATGACCACTTCTATGAAAACACATAAAATCAAATGTGTTAAACCTGAAATAGTAATGAATGTGATGTATAATGGATAATCTTTGTTGCGTCTTAGATAAAGTATACCAATGTACGGCTTGTGACAGAGTGTTTTGTCAAAAATGTTTTGAGATCTCCGACCATACGTGGAAGTCAGGACCTTCAATAAAAGATTTTAGTTATCTCACTCACAGATGGTGGAGATGTATTCAAGCTCATACTAACGTAGCACCTAGAACTTCTATTCCTACTAAACCTCTAATACTAGAGCCTATAGATGACTAAACTTTGCTGTATCTTAAATAAGGCAATTCATTCTAACTGGAAAGGAGATGAACAATTTTATTGTATTAATTGTGCTACAGATCTTCTTACAGAAGAATACGGCGACGATTTTAGACGAAAACATAAAAACAGTGAGCTAGGTGATCGACTAAGAAAAGATTTTTCATTCTTTCATCCGGTTCAAGATTGTTCAAAGGCATGTTCATGATTGATTGTAAAGGGACGCTTATCGAAAAATGCGATATAGCAACTTATTCCCTTTGCTGTGTTCTAAATCCCCACTGGATTTGTGACGTATGTGATCACAGAGAATGTCTATTGCACGTAGGCCAAAAAAATAATGTTTGGTACACTTACGCAAAAAAATATTATTGTTATAGCTGTTATCAAAATTTACTATGAGTGAAACTTCTGTCGCCATAGCTGAATGTCTACCCTGTTTATTAAAACCTCGAAAGGTTTGTCATCGATGTAAAAAGAAATATTGCCTCTATCATTTTACGACGGACAACGGATCCATTGTGAGAACAAAAGGTTATAACAATTGGGTTTGTCATAAATGTACACATCCAAAATAATTATGAAATTACTTTGTTGTATGTTAAAAGCTTTCGCTAAATGTTCTTTTTGTAATGAACAATGGTGTGCATCTCACTGGTTACCAAATCCTCATGATCATCGTGCTGGAGGAGAATTTGAAACAAGTTGGATATGTCCTAAGTATAATAAATCTCTTACCTGGAAACTACGAGTCGCAAATCCTGGCATCTTAATTGACGTCAATGACAAAGAAGCCTGCTGAAGAAGGTGACGTAACCAAATTTAAAGAACAACTCAAGAGAGTTGAATTCATACCTAGACCTTCTTTATGTTGTGTTTTAAACTCTTGGCTTAAATGTAAAAACTGTACTTGGACACTATGTGAGGAGTGTTTGAATTTAGGACGTCCAAAAGATATGTATCATTACGCAGCATATTTGTCACATGAAATTTATGGATGCAAAGAACATTTCCAACTCGATTAGGCCTATAATTGGTACCATGGCGACCGCCGCGGCCTTACCAAAAACGCGCGATTGTCGCCTTTGCTGCTTACTCTCTCCGGAACATAAATGTGATACCTGTCTCATGCAAGTTTGTAAAGTATGCTGGAAAGATCCTGATATAAATCCTGGAGTAACTTATTTTGTATTTGAAAAGGAAGGTAAGGTATCTTATTGCTCTAACTGCAACCCTAAAAAGAGTTTCTAAAAAAATTTTATAATTTAAAATGAAAGTTAAAAGATTATGTTGTGTTCTCAATCCTGCCAATCACTGCAGCCAATGTATGGATCAAGTTTGTAATGAGTGCTACTGGATTATGGGTAAGACCCAAGTGATGTCTAAAATGGATTCTGATGGTGTACATATTTGGGAACAACGTTACTTATGTGATGACTGCCATGGATCCTAAAGATTTACTTTCTGACGATCGCAAACTGTGTTGCATCTTGGAACCTTATGATCGATGTGACAAGTGCAGTCAAGAATTTTGTGACTCTTGTTTAATATTTGACGGAGGTCATCAATATGACCATCCAATGTTATATTGTCGCAGATGTTTTAAAAAATCATATGGAAAATATTTATCATAACAATTTGTGTTGTCTAATACAGCCTCAAATTATTTGTGAGGTATGTGATTTTAAAGTATGTCGGGAATGTGACATAGCTTTTGGATATTGGACAATGAAAACACATAATCCTGTTTGCACTGCAGAGTTCTCTAACTGGGAAGATTCTTCTATGACCATAAGGATGTATTATGAATAGGGGCTTACGAAAACCGCGATATGAAACCTAAACTGTGCTGTCTTATATCGCCCGAATGGGTATGTGATACATGTAAATTCCAGACATGCAACGTATGCTGGTCGATCGACTATCCTGATAAGGCCGCAAACACCTATACAACTTATCCAGGTAAAACTTTTTGTAATGAGTGTTATCCTAAAAATATGGTTTTTAAGACCTCTACATATATAATCGGATCGATGCAAGAGATATATCTTCGCAGCGTACAAGCAACAGCCACAGAATAATAGGGTAAAACAGCAGCAACAGCGCCGACATTCGGCCTTCCTTCCTGAAGTATCCTAAGACTCAGTCTACCTATCTTAGGGAATGTACGATCAATTATAGCTCTATTTGAGCCCATCTATAGGAGTAGTATGGCCTAATCAAGGGTCATCTTCTGCGTTATATTAGAGATAGATTAGATCTTATACTATAAACTGATCTAGATATACCCCGACAAATTTTTTTAGAAATGAATATATTCGTAAAAGTCGGGTACAGCAGTATTTTAAGGCACTTAGTATATTCACGGTACTAGGCCTAGGGGTATACCCCGTAGCCCCTGTCCCCCGGGAGGGGGGGAGGGGGGAGGGGGGAGGGGGAGGGGGAGGGCCGGTCGGGGATACTCCCTCCCGGGTACGTACATAGACGACAAGGAGGTGTCATGCATACATGTCCTATGGAGATCGTTGCACTCGTGGTAGCGTTGCCTGGAGTAGGAGCTATCGTGCACGTAGCCAAGATGTACTTAGGTAAGTCATAGGAGGAGATAACATGTTATCACTTGGAGTTAAACTAACTAAGGATGGAGGACATATCAAGACCAATGGAGAGTTGCATCTTGAGATCATAGCAGGAGAGATCATGGAGTCAGGTAAGGCTATCACTCACTACCTGAGAGTAGGTAATATCCCTTACGACCATCTCAATAGGTTAAGAGGACATATCATATCAGTAGGGGCAATAAGGGAGTACAGACATATGGAGAGCGTCAAGAGAATGAATGGCTCCGTCTATATGCAAGGCTGGAAGACATGGTACACTAGACTACTTAAGTTCCGAATGGATCCTAAGAACGATGATAAGGACTTCACGGTACCTCGATGAAGAAAGGGTTAGCCTTTATATTAGGACTTGTGGTACTGATAGCTGCTGGATGGATCGTGATCTTATCCCAAGCGGATAAGTTTCTCGAAGCGTTCAACGTGACAAAGTAAAGGAGATCATATGACCATTGGACAACTGCTCGCTGGACAGAAGGGTCTACTGTATAAGGTTGCTTCAACGAACGAGAAGGCATTGAGAGAGGATAAGCGAATGAAGATAGAAGAGCTTAAGAAACAAAGACAGTTGAGAGAGTCTCAACGTCTTCCTAAGGCGTGGAGCTCGGACAAGGTGATCTCCTAATGCCTGCTATAGCGGCGGGAGTCATCTTCGTCCTGTGTTGGTTGTACGCTGCTACTAATCAGAACGTACACACTCCAAAGGATAAGCCTGCAATTGTTAAGGAGGTCAAATGAATACGGATACTAGCTTCATAGGAGTGTCTTTCGTTCGACTCGAGAGGCTGAAGCTGATCGCGGACAAGAAGGATCGGATTGAAGACAGAGCTCGCAAGGTCTATATCTTCAAGCAGAAGGTTCTTAAGTCGTTGAGCGTTAGCTTCACATGGAGATAAAATAATATGAACAAAGAACTGATAGAGCATCTGTTGACGTTCGATGTGATCAAAGAGGCTGAGAAGATGACGATGCAGCCATACGGAAAGGATGACACGACGCAGAGGCTGGCTGCTCTTAACTTCATTAAGAGAAGTCAGAAGCTAGCAAAAGAGTTGAAGCTTAGTTCAGATACACACAGAGGAATGTCGTATCTAGACTTCATCAATGTAGTAGTGTCAGAAGGATTTGTTCCAGTTCTCAACGAATCCTTCCAAGGAAAAGGTTACGAGAGCAAGCCAGTCACGGAGGTGTACTTAGTCTTCTATCATCAGAGTAAAGGAATACTGTTGACAGCTGAATCGTTCGGAGGATCGATGGTCAATCGAGCCGTGATGTATTACAACTGGGTGCCTAATCCTTTAGATAAAGAATGGCATCGAGCAACAGCATCAGGACGACTGCATGGACAAGTGTGGGCAGGATACCATGACGTCAACGAAGCGTTGAGATACAAGTTAGACTTGTTACAACACAAAGGTTACTTCTGCAAATGGATTCAACAACCGTCGGTGTATCTGTTGAACTATATGGAAGGAAGAACCTTGACTCAGGTAGAGAGCCTTAACAAAGCTAAGATGCAGAAGCTGCCAGAGCTCGTTCGCAATGCCATACTAGCGTAAGGAGATCAAATGAAGAAGATGATACTGGCTACATTGTTCATGACAGTAGCGAATACATTGGCTTCATCATTGATGTACAAGCACAAGAAGTTAATTCCGTTAGGAATGGTTCGCGTAACAAAGTATACACACAACGAAGGAGGTTGGTGGACTAGTAGTGGCTACCGTATGAAAGAGAAGGATGCTATGAGCGTGTGTGCCATCTCACGAGACTGGTGGAGGCGACGTGTCAAACCTGGTGATGCCATTCAAGTGGATGGAATCATTTGTCGAGCCCTTGATACGATGGCCCTGAAAAATAGAAAGGGGTTCAGACAACGTAAGTGGATAGATATCTTCAACGGGTCAAAGGTTGAAGAGAGTCTTGACTACGGAATACAAAAGCATCAGGCATACATCGTAAAAGAAATGTAGCGTCGTGCTCTTCTATCCTTCAGCGATCGGTGGAGAGTCCGGCGTTGGAGGATAGGTAAAGCCTGATGATACAATCAGGTAGACGTTAAATAAAAGGAGAACAAAATGAACACTGAGAAGATCGAAGCGACTCCGTGCCGTATCGTGGTCCTCAACGTCCTTCGCAATGGACCTTCGACGTGGCGAGACATTCGGATCGCTTACTACGGACCAGTTCGTTCGCAGAGCAAGAGCAACACTTCGTTCCAGAATCAGTTGGGACGAATGATCGATAAGGGACTCATCAAGAAGGAAGATGGGCATTACGAGATCACTTCGCTCGGCCGAGAGATGATCGAGAGCTTGACTCCCGAAGCAATCGAAGGAGCGAAGAGCAAAGCGCACACGATGGCGGAGGTGAAATAGATGAAAATCAAAAACGTCAGCTGGGTGATCTTCATAACAGGATGCATGACTATCCTTGCGGTAGACATTGTGTCTTGGACGATCGTCGCTGATGAACTGGCTCGTTACTTCTAAAGGAGATAACATGAACGACCAACTGTACGCTGCGTACGTTAAGCAAGCTCGTCTGTGTCAGCGTCCGTTGTTGGATCAGGATCACTTCTTCAAAGCAGTGAAGATGATCGCTGACATGTGCCAAGAAGATCCTATGAGCACAGGGATCTTAGAAGCGGATGCAATGGAAATGATAGTGATGTTGAATGCAAAGGAGGTAGCATAACATGTATCATGAGAGCGAGCAGGAGAAGAAAGTAGGTGAGAAGATGAAAAAGATAATGCATGTGCGAAGCTTGGTGAAGACGATGGTAGCTTCGTATCCGGATTATCAAATCAGAGCTTGGTGCAAAGCAAGTCAGCCTGAGCTGGCAGGTGACATCTCCATGGATTGGATAAAGCATAAGGAGACGTTAGCTTTGCCAGATCAAGAACTGGTACTCGAACTCTGGAAAGAGACACTCCAGATGGCTACCAATGAAGTCTCAGTACTCGTCAAGAACTACGGCAAGTAAAGGAGAAATGAAATGATCATCCGTCATTACGATGACGACATGACTGGCGATGACGTTGTGTTCGAAGAGAAGCGGAAGAAGATGAATCAGTTCAAAGAGAAGAGGCATACGCAAGCTATCTCTTTGAACAAGCTGCCTATCCAAAATGATCAGGAGGCCAAATGAACACAGCTACTAAAGAAGTGAAAGAGATCGTACAGACGTTGCAAAGGGTATACGAAGAAGATCCGTTCGCTGAAGCATTCGATACGGATCTGAAATCGTTTCGCATCGGTAAAGTGCCCTTCGAAGGAGTTCAGTTCGGACAGCTGCTGTGGGAAACGAACGGTAGATTAGAGTACTATCATGATAAAGAAGAGGGGGTGATATACTATCGCAAAGCTTCCTAAGTCTAAGATGTGTTGTATCCTAGATCCACATTGGGTATGGGAAGAAACAGGTGAAGGCCCTTTGTGCGAAGCTTGTTCGATAGTATATTGGAAGTCGGGAACTCATGGTGAATCCATGCTACCTCGACCTCGCACTACGTCGTCAGAGAATAGGAGATAACCTCATATGGCCAAAGTACACGAAGCTAAGCTCCAGCTGTTCAAAATCATCAAGGCTGGGCTCACGGAAGCCGTACTAGGACTGGAAGGAGGCCCTGGAATCGGTAAGTCCGCGATCGTGAAAGCCGTTGCGAAAGAGATCGCAGCGGAGTCGGGAAGACCGTTCGGATGCATCGACATTAGGTTGAGTCAGATGGCCGATGCATCGGACTTCGTTGGTATGCCTCGAACGGATACTGCATCAGGAACAACGGTGTTCTGTAAGCCGGATTGGTGGCCGGCAGAAGGAACGCAAGGCATTCTGTTCCTCGATGAGCCTAATCGTGGTGCGCCAGACGTCATGCAGGGAGTGTTTCAGTTACTTACGGATCGGAGGATCCACACTCACAAGCTGCCTGATGGTTGGTTCATCGTCATGGCATTCAATCCGGGAGATGATACAGCACTGTCGATGAACGTGAGTACGACGGATGCGGCTTGGAACAGTCGCTTCATTCGTCTTCACGTGACTCATGATGTCGAAGCGTGGATGGATTGGGGGAAGAAGAACAACATCCATCCGACGGTGCTTCGCTTCATCGCAGTGCATCCGGAACTGTTGTATGCTCCAAAGGAATCGGGAAGCTTTCCTTGCCCGAGATCTTGGGAGTTCGTCTCCGCCTTCCTGGCTAAGGATGCATTCAGCCTGGAGATCCAAGGAGACATGATCAGAGGAATGGTGGGAATGGAAGCTGCTGCTACGTTCATCAGCTTCATGGATAAGGCAACCATCAAGCCTCTGGGAGCAAAGGAAGTCTTGGCCGGCTACGCCAACGGCGAAGTCGAACGAGATGGAAGGAAGATCAAGATGAGGGAGGTGTTGAAGGCTCAGCAGAATGATGCTACTGCTGCGACGTGCCGTGAGTTGGGAATGGAGTTGGGAGACGAGACAGGAACGACTGTCAGCAAGGAGGCAGAAGCTAACATGATCGCGTTCATGTTGGATCTGTCCGACGAGCAGAACATCGCCCTGTTGAAGAAGTTCAAGCGGCCTTGGCTTGCAGTGCTTGGACAAAGGTCTCCTGAGTTGATGAAGAGGATCACGACTCTTCTCAACAGCCTGAAGCCTAAGGCGAAGTAATGATAGTGCCTACTAAAGGTCCAATCCCTTTAGATAGGTCGTACAAAATAGAACGGAGGTAATGTGAAACAGAAAAGGCATCAAATAGGAAGAAAGTGCAAGCCGCTGTGCGATCTATGTGGTTATGAAGAGATGGGAGCACGCATTGCCAAAGAGCCTATCATCATCAAAGAAGTTAAAAGATTATCATCTCTACCAGCCAAGAAGTTATGGGTAGAGTTAAAGAAGAAAGATAGCCTTTGGTTGATGACGTTAGGCATGTCGCGGGGAGGATTGGAACTTCGTAACAAGATACTAAAGTACAAACAGGAGGTGCTATGATCGAAGGCGAAGTAAAATAAGTAACAACAAAGAAGGTCCGATCCCTTCCGAGTTGTTACATCTAAGGAGGATACAATGAGAAAACCTGAGGAGTGGGAATGTGGTGCGATTAAACGAATAGGAATGTCTGAAGAGTTCTACGTATGCTCTAGACCTTCTGATCATCTTGGCCTATGTCAAGACAACATGGGCTCATGGAAGAAAGAAGAACTTATTCCAATTAGCAAGGAGATCAAATGACTAACACTGAAAAGATGTTAAATCAGATTGATGACTTAGTTATCAATGAAGCTGACCAGGATGTCGTTGATCCACGGAGACTTGTAACGTCTGAGATCACGTTGTCTTATGCTAAAGAACTTCTTAAGAAGGAGGTAGCATTAAGACTTGCGTACACGACAATCAGAGGTCTTAACAACAAGTGGTACGCAAAGTATTCTAACGATACTGCGTACATCCAGACGTTAAAAGATCAGCTACGAGCCTGTCGATAACTAACTGTATTAGTTAGAAGAACGAAGGAGCTCACATGCCTTGGAATCAAAAGAAGAAAGAATACTCAGAACGGTATCGTAAAGAAGGTAGGCGTAAGAAGTACGACGAAAAGTATAACGCTGACTACTTCCAGAAGCATAAGGAGAAGAGCGTTAAGAAGAGTACCAAGTATGCAGACGATAGACCTTTATATCGAACTTGGTATAGTATGAAGACGAGATGTCTTAACGAGAAACATGAAGCCTATCCTAACTATGGAGGAAGAGGTATCAAGGTGTGCGACCGTTGGATGAAGTTTGAAAACTTCGAGGAGGATATAAACAAACTAATAGGACCTCGGCCAGAAGGAATGACTCTTGATAGAGTCAACAACGATGGTGACTACGCTCCTGGTAACGTTCGTTGGGCTACTAGGATCGAGCAGAGGGCTAATCGTCGTAAGGAGGTTATATGATTGAAGGGGAAGATAAGATTAGTAAGGCTCTTATCTACTTAATGCAATCGAATGGTGCATTCTACGCCGAATTGTTTATCCGTATGATCAGGATCGAAGGCAAAGAGACGTTGCCTCCAGATGCCTTACTAGCTGTACTTCCAACGAACGGACGCATCTATCTGTACACTGATGTGAATCGTTTGAAGGATATGTCCATCGAACAGGTAGCGAAGGGACTAGAGCACGAAGCACTACACATCGTAATGGATCACGCTTCCAGACGTTGTGATCGTAATCCATTGGGATGGAACTACGCAGGTGATCTGGCAATCAATAGCCTGATCAAAGACATGGACATAGGATTAATACCTGGCAAAGGACAGTTCGCGAACTTCCCGAAGATGAAGTCAGCGGAAGAGTATTTCGAACTGTTGAAGCAGATGAGTCAGGATCAAGCGGGAAAGGGAAGTAAGTGTAATTCCCATTCCGCTCACGGCAAGAAAGCTCCTGGTCAAGGAGAGGGAGAAGATCAGGAGACGTCAGACTTCGATAAGGAGGTAATGCGAAAAGCAGCACAAGAAGCTAAAGACTCAGCTGATAAGTACGATCAACGAGGCAGGCTTCCTGGAGACATCGAGAAGATCGTTAACGACTTCTTGAGACCTCCTACAGTGAACTGGAAGCAAGTCTTGAGACAGAAGATCGCAGCGACGGTCAAAGCGAACACGAAGAGGACGTGGCGCAAAGAGAATCGTCGCAAGCTGGATTACTTGAAGGGGAAGATGAAGGATCGGATCCTTCGAGTAACGTTGGTGTTGGATACTTCCGGATCTATCTTCGGAGATCCTGAGTTGCTATCAGAGTTCTACGGAGAGATCAATGGCATCCAGAAGGTATACAACAGTGAAATGTTAGTCATCGAATGCGATGCAATGGTGGCTAATACGTACACACTAAGGAGTGGTCAAAGGCCTAATCCTTCACCGAAGGGTGGTGGAGGAACGAGCTTCAGACCTCCTTATCAGTGGCTGGCAGAGCATAAGAAGACAACAGACGTTGTTGTCTACCTGACAGACTTGTACGGAGACTTCCCTGAGAAGGAGCCCGTCAAGACTATCTGGTGCGTCTGTCCTGGAGGAGCGGATAAGGTTCCTTGGGGACAAATAGTTAAGATGACTCCGTCAGCGAAGAAGAAGTAAACTAAGATAAGGTAGCAAGGTCCAATCCCTTGCGAACCTTATCATATAAAGGAGGTAGGATGAAAAAGAAATTAGCTCCGGAAGATTGTCTTGCTTGCGTCTTGCACCAACGAATTTCAGTCAAAGATATAATTGAACCGTTGATAGCTCGACGAGATAAAGCGTTAGAGAGAGCGGAGCGAGCGCCTACCAATGATCATATCGAGAGTGCAGTTGTAAAAGCTTGGGATGACTTCTATGAAGCTGTAAATAAGACTGATGTCGAAAGAGTTTCATTCACTGACGACCCGAAAGAATGGAACGGATTATGGGATATGTATACCCATTCAGAAGAAGGAGTCATCTACGCAAAGGAGATCATATGACTATGAAGCCAATCATACCCGCACTTGTTAAGGCTATGAGTGATGAATACAAGAAGGATGCTCGAGAGAAAGGTCTTATGCATGATGACCTAGAAAAGAAGCTTCAACATCATAAGAGGTTCGAAAGCTTGAGAGCTGACTGGGCAGAGAAGAGAGTCAACAGTATCTTCCGAGAGGTAGAGAGATATGGAATTACTATCAAGAAAGCTGAAGTTACAGGAGGATGGAGAGGGACTACTCTTAAGGCGATATACCAAGGTGTAACGATGGAAGGAGAATTACAGTATCGATCGATGGATATGGTGAGACCTTACAAGCCTTGGAGAAGACCTAAGATTGTAGCCACCTTCTGGATCTTAGATAGCAATGGCAATAAGTGTTATCTAGAAGGACATATCCCATCAGCGTTCATGATTGTCTTCGGAGCAAAGCGAATGCTGACGTACAATCGGTTAATGCCTGCAGTCTTGAATGCAATGGCGAGGTGATTATGGAAAATAAACTGTGCTGTGTTCTAAGTCCTTGGAGCCCTAAAGCTAAGACATGCGCTTATCATACTCGTATGTGGGCGTATGGAAGTCTACATGGCTCACCTGAAGCAATGCAAGGATGGGTTCCTGGAGAGAAGTCTCTTCCAGCTAGGTTCATAAAAGTAATAGAGATAGTAGGTAAGGTTAAGCGGAATGCTTTCTACGACTCCGCGCAAGTATCTAACCTATCTACTAAGAAGGCAGGCTACATAGTAAGGGTCGAAGGAGGTTATGTTCTTACAGAGAAGGGTAAGAAGTATCTTAAGGATCATCCAGCAATAACTGTAGATGTTAAAGAATGGATGGAAACAAAGTCCTCAAAGGGAAGAGGCTACAAACAATGAGCGAACATGGAAAGTCGTTACTTAGGTTGGTAGCAGCTTGAGAACAACATCCTATAACAAATGGGTGACTAAGATGAGGAGGGGTTTTCTTTAGCTACACTAACATAGAATATAAGATCGCGGGCCCGGGTCGGGCGGGGTCCCTCCCTTGCGGTAGCCCTGGTCATTTGAAACTCGCACCTCCACCGTCACTACGTTCCGGAGTCAAATATCGCTGGCTCGAGAATGTTTTACCGTCTATCAAAAAGCTTTTAAGCGGCTTTATGTTTTACCCAGGATGGGCAAAAGGTGTGAAGCGGCAAAATGTTTTACCTCCTAATTATACTTTAAGATTGATCACGATGTTTTACCCAGGTCAAACGTTGGGTCTTTAAGAATGTATTTCCCCTCATAATCGTGATGATATGTTTTACCTAGGCAAAAGATATTGCTGAGGTAATACATTCTCTCCTTCTCTCCTTCCCTATGTTTTACCTCCGAAACAAAAAGCGTTCTTTGGAGTATAATAAATCATGCCCTACAGTCTATGCTGTGCAATGGGTGAAGCACCTTGGATGTGTCGTTACTGTAAGACCGCGTACTGTGGTGACTGTACCATGCAAAAGGATAGGCCTGGCTACTGGGACCCACTGTGTAAAAAGTGTCAGAAGGCCGGGTGGAGGATATACGTCGGACTGCCCTTAGACGAGTTCATGGATCCTAAGTAACTAAGCCGGGCCTATAGTCTTAATTTTATCCCTAGCCAGGAGTCTGCCTTGAAAAGGACCAAGGTAGCAAAGATATTATCTTTAAGCTGAAGATCTAATGTTTTACCTGGGTAAAACATAGTTTGTCAGATTTTAATAACTTTAAGCTTAGCCTTCAATGTTTACCCCGATCCCGAAACAATTTTGCGTCCAATTCGTATATTATATAATGGAAGCTCGATTATGTTGCGTCCTGGCACCGACTAAAATTAGCAAGTGTGGAATGGTATGGTGTTGGGTCTGTTGGCTCGAAGATACAGACCATTGGGGCGTACTCGATGCCTCCGGATATACTGCCTCATGCAAAATTCGAGCTCCTTGCAACCCGCAACAAAAGTTGATTTGATTTGTATAATATAAGAGCTCTTCGTCTATAATGGAGTTCCTATTAAAAAGAATAGATGCAGCAATCGGGACGGTTGCGTTTCTTGCCAGAAGATGGGAGCCCTGTGTAAGGGTTACGCCTTCGTGAAGCTGGCAGGAGGGTACGAATACCCTCTGTGCTATAAGTGCGTCCGGGACTGCTGCGGTGTAGGAAGACCCATACGCGGCGAGACCTATGAGTTGCTGAGCCCGTTCTCGTTAGGAGTTGCAGGGACCTTTTATACTCCTAAGCCAATCACCATGGCTATCTATCCGGGAGTACCTAATGAAGATACCGCTAAAGTGGATAAGGAACCCTCTTAGACCGGTATCGATAGCTCTAACGGGTCTAGCTATAGGACTGTTCATCAGCGGCCAGAAAACAGATTCCGCGGAATTTATATTGCTATTAGCTATCTGGGTTGACGGGCGCTCAGGTATATATAACGATTAAGACCCGTTACAAAAACCAATTTCATTCGTATAATATATTAGCGCAATGTGAACGCGCAAAGATCTAGACTTGATAAGTAACTCAGGTCAGAGGAGGTAGTACAATGAGCGAGAAGAAAGCGTTTAACATCACCCCGGCCCGCCAGGTTATCCTGAACGGTCTTCGGAACGGTGGATTGAAGTGGTCCGCCTTGCGGGTGGTTTATTTCGGTGAGAACCGTGCGAAGGGGGGAGCGTCCACTGCGTTCCATATGCAGTTGACGAAGATGATCGAGAACGGTCTGGTCCTGAAGGATGCGGCCACGGCGCTGTATTCGTTGACCGATGCCGGAACCCAGGCGATCATCGATCTCGAAGGCAAGGGCGTTGACCTGAGCCTCGCGGTCACCAATGCGTCCAAGAATGAGCCTACCATCAAGGTCAAGGCTCCCAAGGCTGCTGCGACTACGGTCGAGGTGCCTGCCTAACAGGACGTGGCCAAGGGCTGAGGCGTAAATCAACCCAGTTAGCCACGGAGTCCGAGAACCAGTTGGTTCTCCTCCGTGCACTATTTGACCGAAATCTGACATCGCTGGAACGATAATCGGAGTGAAACCTTTCCAGAGGGACTAGCCCATTGGTGGCTAGCGGTCAATTAATTTATAGCAGGGAGGTGGCTATTGGCTTGCCACGGGAGTCTCATAAGCTCCAGCCGAAAGGCGTGTCAGTTCGATTCTGACCCTTGCAACCTTTACTCAACGGAGGGCTAGGCTGTAGTCCGGAGGTGATGCCCGGAGTCTAGCCTTCCAGAATTTGATTCCCTAGTAGTTTAATGGAAAACACGAGGTCGCACCTCGGACGCAAGTTCAAACCTTGCCAAGGGAGCCGATTTGGTTCGGAGGTATCTATGTGCATGGTCTGCGTAGATGAAGCTGCTATGGGCGTTGCTATCGTTATAGCATCGATGCCATGGTGGAAGGTTCTTTGGACAAAGCTATTCCATAGGAAGTAATATGGAAGATAACCTAGGATGCCTAATAAATGGGCATCATATAGATATTGATAGGCTTAATGCCTATTGCGTAGACTGCGGCAAAGAATTGGTCTGCATGTGCGACGTAGAAAAGGATGCCCTTTGTAAATGGGTTCTAATTGAAGAAGCTTTTCCAGGAGCCTGATGTGGAAACCAATCTAGGCTGTGTTCTAAATGGCCATGTAGCCCCTTCAGGACATTACCAAGGTAATGACGAGATAGGTTTCTGGTCTGTGTGCGAAAATTGCAGTAATTCCATCTATACACCCCCTAGTCGTATAGATCCGCAGTGGAACTGGGTAGAGGCGACGGTAGCTCCTCCCGCGGTAGCGGAGGCGATTGTCGATCTAACCCTAAAAGCTAATACAAATCGTGACGTAAGAGACCGGGGACGCCGCCCTTGACTCCCAAAATCTATCTCTGTTGCCAGATCCTACCTCTTTACTATTGTCTAGCTTGTAATCGACAATGGTGTTGGGAACACTGGGTTAATAAAGATGGTCATATCCGGATGAGATGTGCTAGACGTAAACTTAAAGAAGTCGAGCGGGAAGAAACTGATAAAGCTTTCGACCCTCTTACCCAACAATCCTGTAGCACAATTACCAAGGTCGTATACGATTTAGTTTAGCTCCCAAAACTATGATAAAGGTTAGGAAGTTACGTTTCAAACTCTTCGACCATTCGATTTTGGTTCAACATGCCTTCGATCGGTCCTTAGGGCCTTTTCACTTTCAGTACGTCGGACATAGTTGTCAGGGAGACAATAGATCCAAGAGTCTCTTTGTAGTAATCCTTTACTACGCGATGACTATAGAGGTCTGGAAGAGATAACTATGACTAACCCAAAGCCTTGTGGAGATACGACTATGACACCAGCTGATGTTCTAAAAGATTTGGATAAGGCCCTAGCTCGATTCGGAACCTATGACTATTATGATAAGGGTGTCGATGAAGTCTTTGATGCTAGTAAAGCGACCAGTTATGTTAGAAGCTTGGAGCCTGCGGATGCTGTAAGGTTCTTAGTTAGTCTTAGTAATCATGAACACGGTAGTCATCTTGTAAGTCATATCGTTAATTGTCTTGATGACACTCCAGAAGAATGGTTTGAAGTTGTGGTCGAAGAATGTAGGGAAGCAGGACTCGACGTTTACTAGACCAATCTATGGCCGATAACCTAGCCTGCTTAATCAAAGGTCATACTCCTGGTAGAATGGTAACCTATACCCGCTTCGGAGTTCAAGGCTATTGTCTTCTGTGCGACCGTAAACTTATTTGTGTGCAGATGTTCGATAGGGATGCAGAAGAGTGGGTCGGAGAGAACGACAATGGTTAAGCTTCTTTGTTGTACAATTAACCCAGAATTTGTTTGCGTTCAGTGTCGTCTAATAATTTGTCGCGAACATGACGAGAAGGAGCTAGAGTATTGTACGGCCTCATCTGCCAAAGGCTACATCAAAAGGCATTACTTCAAACCGATAACAAAAGATTGGGCACCATTTTAATATGAATCATTGGACGACTTGGAGTGCGGAGTATATAGCCTACTGTAGGAATGGCTATAGAGTTAAGTATGTTTGTTGTCAAAGGTCTGACAAATGTCTTTGCGGGCATAATTGGAAAGATGAAATGAAGATAGTTCACGATGTCGTATCAGGATATAGGTTATGACCAAATCCCATTATTGTCGAGAAGGTTGGGGTCAGATCCGATGTAATCGTAACCGATGGCTTCTTGTTCGTAGAACAGATAAGTGGTCGAGGGTAACTTGTAAGTCGTGTATACGCTATGGAAAATAACCTTTGTTGTCATCTTAGTCCTGTTGTCATTTGTGAGGGTTGTGATAGTAAGTGGTGCGATCCTTGTTCTAATTTGCCTAGCACGAGACATCGACCTTGTAATGATGGCTCACTAAGATGGACATGTGATAAGTATAAGGGTAAGCTTTGGGTAAGTCGCGGCAGTAACTATGCTATTACCTTTTCGAAAGATCCTTGATATGAATCCAAACAATCTCGGTTGCTTGATTAACGGCCATAGAATTGTTGAAAGGGATACGCCTGACTCGGTGCGTAAGTCGAAGATGCCTGACTATCCTTTTTGTATAGGCTGTCATCGTAGAATCATATGGTGGGATGGAAAGTTCATTTTGATTAGACCTTATAAGAGGTAACGACAATGGCTTGGAAAACTGACGATCCTAAAGAATTACTACCTGACTTGCCGTTGACTAGAGCTTCGGTCGAAACGAATTGGGAGTCGGGCTATCCTAATTCTTTAGAGCGATGGATAAAAGATCTTAGTCCTACCTATACGTTAGATGCTGAGTACGACCTTGGAGATAACAAAACTCTCTATAGGTTTAAGTCTCTTGCAGGTCATTTTCAAAACGTTGTCATCGGGAATAAGTGACTATGGATGAAGAAATGATTAAGATACTAATCGCGGTCGCTTGCTTCGTTTATATGCCTTCGCCGTACGGAATTCTTGCTGCCCTAGTTGTTTTCTTTCTTCTATAGGAGACCTATGAATAAGAAATTCGGATGGGCTTTTGTCGTAGCGTGGTTCGGAATGGTTCTTCTCCAGCTCACTTGGATAGGACTTTTCGTTTGGGCTGTCGTTCATTTCGTCCGTAAGTTTTGGTAGTCTATGACTAAGTTCCAGATGTTCGAGTGCGTCGTAGGATTCGTTTTTATGGTTTGGATGTTTGCGGATGTCGACTAAATATGAACGAGAATCTAGGTTGTTTAATTAAAGGTCACTATCCGGGAGATCCTGATCTTGGCTTCGGTAGTCTGAGACCTATTTACATTTGTAAGGGGTGCAGACAGCCTGTGACCTTCGATTGGAATCCTGAAGTAAGAGAGTGGGTCGTAAAGGAGTGACTATGTTTTTACTTCCAGTAATAGCTCTAGGGTCAATAGCTTTGATGGCGACGTGGATGGTTAAGAAGATAGGTAAATGAGAAAGTATCTGTGGACGGAGCTGCTCGACATGTATCATAAGCCAGGCCCTTGTTGCTGGTTGGATCCTTGGACACTCATAAACTATAAGATTTGCGTTCCATGTCTAGAAAGGTTTATGGATAAGTATAGACATATGCGCTCACTATGATTACCATAAAGCTATCTCGTTACGACGCTAGACGACTAAAGTTCTATCTAGATGTAGGAATGCCTCTCAAAGATATCTACTTCAAGTGGGAACGTCGTCTTGCAGAACAGCTAGAGAAGGCCCTCAAAAGAAGACGGAGGTAACGTGATCCTACTGCTCTGGACGGCTATAGGCCTCGTTATTCTTAATGGAATTTATCCGATACCTAAGCCAGAAGATCTATTAGTTATGACGATGCGACCAATAATAAATCTTACGATGGATCTGAGAAACTTCATCCTAGAGGCGATATGAACGACTGTCTTGCCTGCCTTATCAAGCCGACTTGGATGTGTGAGAACTGCGATAAAGTAGGATGTTGTAGGGATCATACGAACACGTTTACTATCTTTCAGGCTAAGGATTGTGATGAGGGGGAAGTAGTCTCCTGCGCTCAGTGCCGTGCGCAAGTTTCGGACAATTTTAGAGGTAAGATGCATTGGTCGACCTGCTTAAAAAACTTCCTCGACAGGCCTTACTAATGAACAATTTATGTTGTGTCATACAGCCGGCGAATATATGTTATTACTGTGAAGGGGTGTGGTGTCTTTCTTGTTGGTCGAAGATGTTTGCAGGCAGAGGGCTTAACTTCGACAGATGTTCTTTAGGTAATTTTCCAGGTGGTGACGATCGCGGAGGGCACTACACCTATACATACGGTGGATCTATATACGACAAGTCCTACGTTGATCGTCATTGGATCAGCCGGGCTGCTGCGACCGTAGAAACGGACAAGAAAATTGCGGGCTGATCTTATACTATAAGATGAAGACCCTAAAATTGAACCTCAAGCCGACCCGTATATCCTATTGAGCTTCGGGGTCTTTAGGGGATGTTCTTGCGGTCACTTTACGGGTAGCTTCCGGTCACTTTAAGGGAGAGTTATGGCCACTCAACGCTTTGGAGTCGGAGATATCGTTGTCGCGTCGCCTGCAAAAGGTATCCAAATTTATGGAACGGTATCTTGGGTAGGCTCTGACGGTTCAGTTGAAATTACAGAGCCTAGCGGCAGCGCAGGAATGTATGCTCAGTATATGGTAACGCATCGTCAACCATCATGGCCGGGCGTAGCCAGCCGTAAGAAAAAGAAGTAAGGGACGACAGGCTTGGAGAAACAAGTGACCAAACGAAAGCGAAAGAAGTCTACGTGGCGACCTCCTACGGCCAAAGAGCTTAAGGCTTTTGAGAAGAAGTACAAACCTAAATCGATATGAACAATCTATGCTGTCTCATCAGTCCATCTCTTAAAGACGAATCTGGAAGCGGTTGGTGCCCTGCCCATTGGTTTGAATCAGGGATCAAGTTTGTTACAATAAACGCAGGCACCTTTAATATGGGTGAGGATGTGCAGCACGAAGTTACATTAACTCGTAACTATGATCTGGGAGTCTATCCTGTGACACAGCAGGAGTACCAGAGTGTTATGAAGGTTAACCCTTCTCAATTTGAAAATCCTTTGTCTCCTGTCGAAACAGTATCCTGGGATGATTTGCAGAAGTTTATAGAGAAGCTAAACCAGATACAAAAGAAATACTTCTATCGATTGCCTACAGAAGGAGAATGGGAGTATGCCTGTAGAGCGGGCACTAACAAACCTTTTTCATTCAGTGAATCTAAATTGGACTCGTACGCTTGGTTTGATAAAAATGCTAAAGGAACATCTCATCCTGTTGGTCAGAAGAAACCAAATAGATGGGGGCTCTATGATATGCACGGCAACATCTGGGAGTGGTGCCAAGACTGGTACGCAGACTATCCTATAGGTAAAGCGGTAGATCCTTTTGGACCTAAAACCGGCTCGCGCCGGGTCGTCCGGGGCGGCTCCTGGTACGACGATGCCAGGCTCCTCCGCTCCGCCCGCCGCAACTACGCCGTCCCGGGCTTTCGCTACCCCGGCTTGGGGGTCCGCCTCGTGAGGTCATGCTGTTGACCTTTGGTTTGTTGGACTCTTGGCTGTTGTTGTGGCGCCTCGCCCGAGTTGCTGTTGACCGGATGCGAGGCGCCAGCGAGGATGAACGTTAAACGATCTTTGTTGTGTACTCAATCCTAAATCGATATGAAGAAGCAACTCTGTTGTGTTCTTAATACAAGTGCCATCTGTGATGAGTGTGGAAAGGTTTGGTGTCGCCCATGTTGGAATCGTTCCCCTAACAAACACCACTTCGGGGTTAATCCCGCGGAAGATGGAATCTTGTACAGAATGTGTCCTAAAACAAAAAGAAAGGTTATGGCAGAGAGAGACCTTACAACAATAATACATTTGTCGACGAAATGGTTTAAGACATGAACAACTTATGTTGTCTACTAGGTCACGTCTACATAAAGTGTACCCAATGTGATAGCCAATGGTGTTGGCAATGTTGGGTAGAAGACGAAGGTCATGCAGTTAAGTTAGATGAGTCCAGACAAGTATCTCGAAAATGTCCTGTAACTAAGAAACGTTTAAGTACCAATCGTACTGAGTATCCTGTTTATACCCTTGAGCTTCAACCATGAACAAGCTGTGCTGTGAAATTAATCCCTTCCAGATATGTACTAGATGCAAAGAAACTATTTGTGTTCCTTGCTGGAATGCAAATGATATCTGGGCCTGCGTAGAGCCTCACTCAGGACATAACTATCAAGTAGGAGGACACTTTTGGGTGTATTACAGAAATGACCTCTAAACTTTGCTGTGCCTTAAATCCAGAAATGACTTGCGGGTTCTGTAAGGAAGAATGGTGTTCGACCTGCTACTACGCTTTAACAGATTGGCCAAATAATCCATGCAGCGTTCCTAACACATCGGGATCTGACCAAGGTAACCACTATACAATGGATATAGGGAGCGAGATGACCAATCCTAGTCGTGTTCGTCTTCTGCAGGACAACGAGAAAGTTACAGACTTCGATCAAATGAAATCAAGGATATGAATGAAAATTTAGGTTGCTTGGTCAAAGGTCATCATCCTACTGACTATGGAATCTGTTACGACTATTCAACAGGCAGATATAGTGCGACTTGCGGTGGCTGTAAAGAAAAGATTTGGATCGACACTGAAGGCGATCACCAATGGAAACTAATCTAAGCCTCTGCTGTATACTATCACCTTGGGCTATCTGTAAAGGATGCAGCGGAACATGGTGTGTACACTGTTGGGGATATGATAGAGGAGGCTCAACTCACCATCCCTATACTAGCGTAAGAGGTGGCTGGGTCAGAGATTGTAATGGCGTAAAGGTCTTTGAAGACAAAAATTTAAAGGGTCCTCCATATGTCTTAACTCTTTATGAAACTAAAATCTAAGCTTTGTTGCGTTCTTAATAGCAAAGTAAATTGTCCTGCCTGCGGGATACACTTTTGTCACGACTGTTGGATAGCGGATGCTATTCACTCTCCTACTCCTAGATCGCGTGGCGAGTTGTTCTGTAGTTCAACAGGCGTTAAAATTGAGTGGGTAGAAGTTGAATCGCTTGAAGATTTTAGACTCATAGCGAAAGAGTAGTTATGGGGCTACCTCTTTGTTGTATCTTAAATGGGATCCAAAATGACGGACACTGCTGCGGGTTTAAATTATGTGAGCCCTGCACCGATAAGTATAGACAAATGAAATCTAAAATTTATAGGAATGATAGGTGCAATTACATTGCAGATCTTCACGCCGTCTTTAGTCCAGAATGCGATGAGATACGAGCACGTATCCCTTACAGACTAAAATGAGACCTCTCGAGATGAACAAGAAACTAATTGTATTAGGAATGATTGCAATAGCAAGCGTAATGTATCTACTTCGTACGCACTACACGGTTGGAGAAGAATCTTGGTGTGCTGTTGATCATTGGAACAATACGCAATGCTACTACGAGTCTTACGAGGAATGCATGAAGGTAGTACAACTACCTGATAGCATATGGGTAAGCTGCAAGAAGACTAATCCAGGAGGCTAAATGTTCTACACACTCGTTAGGCTTTCAGATCAAATTGTTCTTCGGTCTCTCGAATCGGAAGAAGAGATCAACTCAATCTTAGTCGAGCTCCACGGTGACGGAGCAGATCTTCACGACTACGATATCATTCAGACGGACAAGTTGTATCAAGAAGACCAAGTGTTAGATGAAACCTATGCCTAAACTTTGTTGCGTTCTTAATCCTCATCTTGAATGTGAAGCCTGTGGCATCAGAGTATGTATAGAGGAAAGAGACAAAGAAGGGAATTGGCTTACATGGAAGCTTCATGACTACGTGGATGACGAGACGTACACCAACGGAAAATTGATGAAAGAATTGATGTACGAGTGCCCTACAACAAAGATAAGAGTTATTACAGACTACAGCGTGAAGCATCTTCGCTTCAAGAGGATACCATGAAACCGGTTGATGCTTCACCACTTCCTACGCTGTGCTGCGAACTGAATCCGCTAATGGCAACGTCAGGTAAGAGGATCTATCAGGAAGATGGATTACCTACATACGTAGAACTAACGCCCCTACTATGTAGGTTTTGTGGTTGTAAGGTTTGTGAAGAGTGTTGGAAGAGTGGGAAGCACTTCGTCAAGAACTTCGTTGCTGGAGAAGAAGAGGACGTGTATGGATGGAAGCCGCTGCTAGAAGTTAAACGAGAAATGCCGTCATGTATCAATCCTTGGCACAATATGCTGCTGAGGACGAAAGCAAGCCTATAGGCATCATAGGAGAACCTGTGAAAGATAGAGCGCCTCCGTATTAACTTCTAGGAGCGAACGAGAATTACTTATTGAGGTGCTGGCGTAGGTTCCTGGCGCCTCTAAAACAAACTAACAAAGACCTGGAGTAAGATAGTACTAATTAGCTTCTAGGAGAACTCCTAGCTAGAGATTAATTAGGAACTCTTACTCCAGGCACAATTTGAGAAATGCAATGGATAAGAAATCTACTGACGAACGTAATCTCTGCTGTATTCTTAATGCAAGGGGTAAAATGGTGTGCGGCCATTGCAACAGATGGCTATGTGAAAGTTGTGCCTTTGATGATAAATATTATGTAGCGTGTAGTTTGGGAGGCAGGAGACCTGAATCTACTTACTATCATTGCCCGAGACATATAAGGCTTTGTAAGACGAGACTAGAAAAAGGGGCCGTCATACAAGAAAGAAGATAAATATGATAAAATATACTCATAAAGTTCGTGAGCAGCGCCTCTGCTGTGTACTAAATAGATCTTGTTTCATTACCAAACACCTTAAACCCTTTATCACTAGGCATCCTCATATGATAGCAAAGATACTTCAAGATAAGTTCGTAACCTCAAGCTATCAGTTGTGGAAAGAAGACATTCTCTATACCCCTGGATACGTTGCAGGATACTTAGGAAGTATGCTTCTCAACCGAAAATAATATGAACATACAAAAGAGCACCTGCACTTGCGGTAAGCTTCATACAGTGGTTGTCTTCTTAGGAAGACTAGTGATACACTGTTCTCCACGACTTTGTCGTTCTATAAAGGCTCATCCCTGTATAAAGGAAGGAGCTAAAGCATATCCATTATTCAAAGCGTACATGCGGGCGATACCCTAATGGCATTAAAGCTTTGCTGTGTCTTAGAAGGTTTAGCGGAGCATTGCGCCTTCTGTAATAAGGAACTTAAATTTTGTAAGATCCATATAACAGGAACCAACGATCATTTTCTAAATGGCAATTGTCGTTTGCGAAAAGAGGGATGTGTATGCTCAAGCGAAAAATTGTGCAAGTGCTTGGCAGCTTCTGCTGCCGAATGAATCCTACTATCATTTGTCATGGATGTGATAAGTATTGGTGTGAGAAATGTAATCCCTCAAACAACCCTGAATGGAACGATCCTAAAGGACATAAGTGTCTTGGGAAGAATTGGATGTGTCCTGCTGGAGGATTTGTCTGGCTGCATAAAACGCGGGGCGATGGCATCTCACATCTAGAGCGTTATGTCGAATAAACTTTGCTGTGTCTTAAATACCTATCTTAAATGTTCTACATGTGATTGGGTTCTTTGTATGGCTTGCAGATCAATAGAATCTGTAAATTGTTATGCGCTACACAGAAAACAACTTGGATGCAAAGGTCATACTATATTAGTTAACGTCTATGGAAAATAAAGAGAACCTAGCCTGCTTAATTAAGGGTCACGAAGAGATAGCAGGAACTTCAAATAACGTTACGTCGCGTTGTAAGTATTGCGGCAGAGAGATTGAGTGCAGAGCAATACATGGCGGCGGGGATAAGGATTGTATATGGCAACTCTATGGCGAATGAGAACCTAGCGTGCCTGTTAAATGGACACAAACCCACAGGTGTAACCCTTAATACAAGGACGACTTGCTGCTACTGTCACGAGCCGCTTTACTATGTGGGTGATATATTTTGGGACGAGCAATACTGTTGGAAAACTAAAGAAGAGATGGACAAAACAAATGATAGACCAACCGGATTCGATCCAGATTATCCATAACGACTTATGTTGTGAGGTGTCGCCTTTCTTGTGCTGCTACGCGTGTGGTGCTAAGAAATGTGCAGATCATTACTACCGATTACAGGAACACTTAGCAGACACACACCTTAAGGTACTTCAAACCGATGATCACTACGTGACGCACTGCACGATCACAAATACTCTTTGCTGTCAAGTTACGCCGGGAAGACTAGACTTTGTTCAGAAGTGCACTCATGGAAAAAATCCAAATGGATCAACATCTGTCATATCGAAAGCTAGTAATGCCGGGTGATCTCAATTCGGCTCATACCCTCTTTGGCGGCACAATAATGAAATGGGCCGACGAAGCTGTAAGCATTTACGTTATGTGCCAACTGGGTACTAAGAAGGTTGTTACATTAAAGGTCAGTGAGATCCTTTTTAAAGAACCTGTTCAAGAAGGAGACGTCCTCGAGTTCATGGCAAGCACTGTTAAGGTAGGCAACACATCTATTACAGTCAAGTTAGATGTGCAACGCAAGTCAATCGAAGACAAGACTATAGTAGCCCCAACTGTTCTGTCATGTGAGTTCGTCTTCGTTGCAGTCGACGATAAGGGTCGGCCCACGCAACATAAGCTTTCAAAACGAGTATAATATGAATCACGCTGCTGAAGTTTGCTTGTTAGCAGGTATAGGGTGCTTAGTCTATGCTATTAGCCTGATGAGGGAGAACTAGAATGAGCGCTAAGCTTTGTTGTATCCTTAGCCCACGAGACTATTGCACATACTGCGAACAGCCTATGTGCGATGACTGTGGAAGAATACGCGAACTTAAAAAGAAAGAGGCGTACAACTGGCATAAACTAGCTCCAGGATATAGTTCTTGTACCCCTCGAGATAGAAATTTTGTATTTGATGGACACTATTACGGCGGCAAGCCTGTAGTATGAGAAAGCGTTGCACTCGTCTTTGCTGTGTTGTTAACCCTTTAGTTATGTGTGTCCATTGTAAAGAAAAACTTTGTCAGACGTGCGTCTGGAATACGGAATGCTTTCACAAGCTAGCTGAGGTAGGTCAAGATGGAAAACCAAGACACGCCTTTAGGATCTTCGACAACTAAACTTAAGTTGTGTTGCATCCTTAATGGTACAACGTATATGCCTGAGCTATGCAATTGCGGCTTCAGGGCTTGTGACGAGTGTATAGCGGTGGCGCAGAGAGCCGGCGATGGTTGGTACATTTCAAAATACTTTGATGGCCTAACAACTCTAGCAGATCTTCACTACGAGTATTCAAATAAGAAGTGCCCTAGATTTCACGTAGAGAAAAAATTAGATGGTGAATAATAAACTTTGTTGTCTTCTAAACCCTAGCTACAAATGTTATTTGTGCAACTGGTTAAGGTGCAAAGACTGTTGGGATGGGCTCGAACAAGGCTCGCACTATACAATGAGGGTCGGGCAAGAAGTAGATCTTTACGATGTCAAATATTTTAAGCGTAGACATAAAAAGGAAGGACGTATATGTTGTCTGGAAGGAAAAACTCTATGAAAAAAATTCTGACGCTAGCTGCTTGGTGGGGCCTGTGCCCTTATCAATGGGGGCCTCTTCCTCCCTTCCAGGGAGATGCTCTCCACCAAGACTGTCCTACAGTTGCTGCAACAGAAGTAGAAGTAAATATTAGTACAGGAGGCGCATATGGCAAACATTATCTTGAACCTCTTATTCAAGACGCTCGTAGCTTGGACCGCATACCACATAACGCTTCACTTCGTTAAGAGTATGACTCCCGCTGAGATAGGCGCTGCAGCGATAGCGATATACTTCTTCTGCGATTCTAAACTTACGTTCAAGTAGAGGCACTATGGATTCAGTCGAAGAAAATATGGCGTGGATGCGTCTAGATTTAGAAAGAGGGCTGCTCGTAGAGACACACAATGAGCTCTGCTGTGAACTCAACCCTAGAATCTATTGCAAAGGTTGTGGTAAGAAATGGTGTGAAGAACATGATACACGCAGATGGTCTGATGAGGACTTCGATCACCAGACTCTCGGAGGGAATTTTTATAAATGTCCTATAGCCGATAAGGTAAAGAATACCTACGATATGGGACCTCACCCAGCCATACTTATACCTCAGACACTAAAGTAGTTCTTACCTCGAATAAGCTCGTTACAATTGATGTATTAATCTAAGATGCCGAAAGTATATCCGCCACCTAGATCTAATTGGAGACCAACATATATGGGCGAAACCTTAGTTAAGACGACTGATTTGACCGAAAAGAAAACATCTGCACGAAATATTCTGAAACCGGTCAATGTGCCTGAAGACCTGCCCACAGACAGATTCCAAAGGCTTCTAGATGTAGCTGCTGGTAAGATGAAAAATGGAAGCTACACTTTGTGGACACATGATACACCTAACCTCGATTCGTTGGACGTTACGTTAGTCAACGAAGGGATGGCTCCTCACCCCGAGGATAGTGGTGAAGCTACTCCTTGGGCTGGACTTTACGAGCTCAAGCACGAAGGCGAAGTGTACTACTTGATAGGCATCTTTCAGCAAGGAGACTATAAGTTCAGAAAGTGTTACGGTATCGTTGGACCTACAAAAGATAAGGTCCTTGCTCTGTCTGAGTCTTTTCAAAAGGGGCAATCTACTTCTAAAAGGCTTCTTGCCCCTAAGTACATCTTCACTCCGCGCAATGGAAGGACTCCTCGCCCTTCATATGATTGGAATAAAGTAGTTCTTCCGGATGAGATCCGTAAGCAACTTCAAACTAACTTCTCTACATTCTTTAAGGGACCTGAAGCCTTCAACAAGGCAGGAGTTGCTTATCGAAGAGGTATCCTACTCACAGGAGCTCCAGGAACAGGTAAGACCTCGATATTGAAAGCAGTGATGTCTCAATATCCTACCATCCCTTTCTTTGTCTTCGAGAAGACCTACGACGATGTTTATGTTGAGGACCTTCGTTCGATGTTCGCGGAAGCCGCCAGACTTCAACCAGCTGTCGTTGTTATTGAAGATATCGATCGCCTTGTGGATAGCAATAGCTTTCCGTTGGCAGATCTTTTGAATGTGCTTGACGGTCTTGGTACAGCTCAAGGTGTTATGGTTCTCGCAACGGCAAATAACGAAGGAGACATAGATCCTGCTCTCGTAGAGCGGCCTAGTCGTTTCGATCTTGTAGTCCGCGTTCCAATGCCTGACAAAGAGCATCGCAAGGCTTATATTGTCGAAAGGTCAACTTCGTTAGAGATCAAGCTTGCCGATCCGGAACTCGAAAAGCTTCTAGAGGCCACAGATAAGTATACTATGGCCCAATGTCAAGAAATGTTCACTAACGCCGTCTTGACATCATTCGCAGAAGACACTCAGGTCTCCTATGAGCACCTCTTGATAGGTATCAAGAATATGGATAACTCCTTGAAGGCAGCCCGCAAGGTTGATTCCAAGAAGAAGACAGGCTTCAATCCCTTAGCAGAACTTTAAGTCTGGAGGTCTTGTGGCTGCCGAGACTCGTGACAAAGACGGGCTCATCCTTATGGAGTATCCTTTTGAGACAGCTATTACTCTAGATAAGAAGTGCTGGGTAGATATCGCTCAGATGCTTCTTAAACAAGAGAATCTCAAAGGAATCAACATTGAGCTTCAACCAGGTAAATGGTATCAATCTAAAAGAAGTCGGGGTCCTTACCTAGGTAAACTGGTCGACTTCGTGTTTGGTCCTGAGATTATATATCTTTATGGATCCCACGTAGCGTACTGGAAGTACAAGAAGAAGGTGCATGAAGTTATACATATCGCGGTTGATAGAGAAGACAAAGATATTCTAAGTACTTTGCTTCACGAGATCGCTCATGCACATCACATAGGTGATGATCATGGTAAGAAGTGGGAAGCAGAGTATCTTCGTCTAATGGACGAATACTATGTTTCCAGTTCGGCAGGACAATTGTACGAGACGCTAGTAGATCTGTACGAACCATCTTATGCAAGTACAAAATAGACTCTGTTGCATAATTAATTCCTTTGGATACTGCTACTACTGCGATGAGCAATGGTGTCGACCTTGTTGGAACGTCGTAGTAAATGGTGGGAATGAATGGCTGGGAAGTAAATGTCCTGTGGCAAATTCTCTTAACAGAAGCATCTCTTATGGTAGGAGAGGAGGACATTGTGATTGGGCTACAGGAGTTGACATGCCTAGAGATAATGTTAAGAAGTTCAACGCGGCCATAATTGATCTAAAGAAACTAATGGAACCATAGTGTCTAAAAATCTTAAACTATGTTGCCTCTTATCAAGACATCCCGTCGCAAGGTATGCCTTAGATAACTACGACATGAGACATTCTGATTGGTGTACGTGCGGATTTGGACTATGTGATACGTGCGCACAAGCTATATCAAAAGGTAGCAAACCTTCTAGGCTTTGGCCTAAAGATAACACATCTGGACACGTAGGAGGATACTTATCCTACGTCGACGAACACTACCTCTACAATCGAGAGTGTCCTTGGACCAAAGCATTCGTTAAACAAGAAGGCGAGCCTAACTTAAATGGATAATAATCTTTGTTGCGTCTTAAATCCTAAGCTGAAGTGCTTCGATTGTAGAGCACAACTGTGTACTAATTGTAGTTGGGCAGGCAAGTTAAATACAAGAACGCATCTCAGAGTAGCAGGGATTTATGTTTTGTGTCGGAAGTGTTTAGATAAAGCAGAAGGATTTGAAGTAGACGAATTCATACTAGTCTCAACGTGGGAGGGAGATTTCCAATGATATTTTCATTTGCGGCATTCGCCGCATTGTGTGCCTTAATTGTTCCAGCGAGCTACATTAACTTCAAGCACCAAGTAAAGTTACACAGAGAGCCTATACGTGTTCTAAAAGAAGATCCGGCCTTAAAAGTGAAGGGAATTAATTTGCCTGGCTATAACCATTAGGAGATAACATGAGTCCAACTTACTACGTGCTTAACTTTGTAGTGACCTTATTCGTAGGTGGAGCGATCTGTAAGTACTTGTTTAAGATAGAGCCTAACGTAGGACTTGTGATAGGCTCTATTTTAGGAACCATATTCTCTATGTGGTTGTTAGGAATTAAATATTAGTAACCCGGCAGGGGACTAATGAGTTGTACAATGTCTCAGTCGTATCGGAGGAGCCAACCTCCTGAGATGCGAAAGCATCGGTAGTATCGTTGATTAGATACGGGCCCATAGATATACTAATAAAGGATCTCAAGGTAGTAATGATCTAGGGTACCTCCAAATCTTGCGGAGGACAATTTTATGAACAAATTGTGTTGTGCCATCAATGGTACTTCCTCTTGCGCCACGTGTGCTAAGCCCTTATGTGAAAAGCATACGCTAGGAAGAGGCAGTCATTATGGATACAATCACAAGGTACAAAGGTGTCTACAGTGTCATAGAAAATTCGTTCAATTTCATCGAACAGGGAAAGCAGGTGTCTCCTTTAAAGCCTGGCTTTCCCAGATTTCAAGACGTCGAAAGAAGCAAGGCAAGGTAGCTATGCCTCGGCCTCAAAGAGAGTGGTTTAGTTTTTAACTCCGATTAAGTAATGGTATGACAAAGTAGAGACAAATCATACGGCGTAAGCGCTTCTGCTCTACCAGAGCGCTTACGCAATGCGACTCGTTCCCTCCAACGAAGCCGCCGGAGTTTCTTTATTTATGAAACATATCACTGAGAACAAATTTACGGGCAACTCTTTATGTTGCCTTCTTAATCCATTAGCATCGTGCACTAAATGTAATTGGACAATTTGTACCAAATGTTGGGATGCATACTCTGAAGTAGCACCCCCTCCTTTAGATGATGCTTTTAGTTCTTGTAGCATTGATGCAGTGCATAACGCTTGCATGAAGAGAAAGTGCTACATGAAAAGAGATTGCCATAGAGGGGAAGACTTCAAAAGAACGGATTATGAAGACTGAACATTTAGATACCAAACTCTGTTGTATCTTAGATCCGATTAGGGCGTGCGCTAAATGCGATTGGGCAATTTGTTGGACGTGCTACTACGCAGCATCAAAAAAGTTAAGAACAACGAGTATATTTCCTATGCATGATAAAGTATCAAATCATGCGATGGCGGAAGGAAGAGTTCCATTCGGAGATATTATAGTATATACTTTCTAAGGAGATAATTATGTCATGTAACGATGGCGGCGGATGCGGTAGCTGTGAAGACTGTCCGGAGAAGCAAGAAGCAAAGAAACAGATGGCTTTATGGAAGAGTATCTTTACAAAGGCGCTCCAGGCAGATGGTGGAGAAGGACGTCTCCTTTCTCCAGAAGAGGAAGCGCTAGTAAAGAAGACGCTTGAGGGCTTTCCAGAGTAATTATGATACGACTACATCTGCATAGACTTAACTTGTGGACATCGGGGGTGGAGCTAGGGATATCCATCATGTCCCTAGTAGACAAGCGCTATAGCATGTCAGCAGTATGTTTCTTCGTATCTATAATTCTTTATTGCCTCTACCACATAACAGACGAAAAATTGTACGGTTTCTAAATGGCTAACCTTTGTTGTGTCCTAAGTCCAATCGTACACTGTAAGGCTTGTGGAATCAAATGGTGTGCTTCCTGTTGGACAGCAGCGTGCAAGCCTAGCAATACGTATGGAATATTCTTGAATAGAATCCATGACAAAGATATAGACTCGCACGCAAAGAGCCCTAGAGTATGTAGTCTTACGAAGAGAATCGTTGGTGTCATAGAGAATCGCTATACTCCTTGGGAGACACGTGAAGGTAAAGTCGGACTAACCTTTGGGCCTATACCGTAAGGAGAAAGAATCTATGGGTAATTGGTACTTCATAGTAGGGCTTATGTTCGCTGGAGCTACGGGATATATTCTAGATAAAACTCTCCCTGAAGAGTTCCAAGTTCTCACTGTAGTATGCAGTTGGGGCATGATAGCTTTATGGGGCGTCGTATTAGGATTAGCTCTGCTAGCCTTACCAGTGGTCATCGGTGTCTACGTAGGCAAGCTTCTTTTCACCACATGGAAGGAGCTAACGTGACTGAAAATTGTCTTCCATGTCTATTAAGACAAGGGCATTCATACTGTGTTCATTGTGAAGAACCTATATGCGACGTATGTGTAACTAAAATGG